TTAAGTCACGATATCCGCTATCGGATTAATTTCTCCGATAATTTCGATTAGAAAGTCCGCTTTTCCATCTCCATTATAATCAAGCATTAGGCTGGTTAAATTTTCTGATTGATTATAATCAACTATCATTTCATTTTTTTGGTTAGAAAAGTGATTTACTTGCTTAATTTCGATAGTATTACCTTTAATTTTACTAAGGGCAGAAATATCAATTGTATCGCTACCAGTCTCAAAATCGATTATTTTATCTGGCGAACCGAACATCGAATCATCTATTTGATAATAAAGAAAAACATCCTTTCCGCTGCCACCTGACAGGTTATCGCTTCCTTCATTACCATTAATGACATCATTTCCATCATCACCATATATGGTATCGCCTCTTTCACCACCTGATATGCAATCGTTTCCTTCATGTCCATTAATGACATCATTTCCATCATCACCATATATGGTATCGCCTCTTTCACCACCTGATATGCAATCGTTTCCTTCATGTCCATTAATGACATCATTTCCATCATCACCATATATGGTATCGCCTCTTTCACCACCTGATATGCAATCGTTTCCTTCATGACCACTAATGACATCATTTCCATCATTACCATATATGTTATCGTCTCCTTTACCACCTGATATGTAATCATCTCCTTCATTACCATTAATGACATCATTACCATCATTACCATATATGATATCGTCTCCTTTATCACCAGATATGTTATCATTTCCATTTCCACCATAAATGGTTTCTCCTTTTTCAGTACCAGAAATGACATCATCTTCTTGGCCACCTAATATCGCATCATGTCTTAAAGTACAAAGGGCGCCAGCTTCTCTATTATTAATAACAATTCTCATGTGATCTTCTAAACAACTATCTAATATGTCGTTTGTTATTGTTCTACCTAACAAGGTCACATCGCTAACATTATGTTTATTGTCTGAATTAGATGTCATCGAATATTCTTCCTATTTATCAATAAAATTTAAATTACATAAGTAATATTAAGTCAAAATTAAAATTTGGCATGTTGGAAAAATTGTTAATAACCAATGATTAAAAATTCAACAATAATAGTGTGTGCTGCACAAAAAAACCGCTTATTTTTTGCGCGCCGTTGCAAAAATCTGATAATGGTAGATTAGCTATTATTTTTTACCGAAGGAATAAACAAGAATTTCGTGGAAAAGAGTGGCAAATCATTACCGTCTAATTGTTCAGTTTTAGGGAACACAATAATAGCTCACAAATTAAATGGGAACCGTTAAGTTCCCGTGATTAATTCAGCAAAGCATAAAATTACATATGATTGATCACTGCATCACCAAACTCACTGCATTTCAATAGTTTAACACCTGGCATTAAACGCTCAAAATCATAGGTGACGGTTTTGGCAGCAATCGCCCCTTGCATGCCTTTAATAATTAAGTCAGCGGCTTCTGTCCAACCCATATGGCGTAACATCAGTTTTCAAAAAATAATTTAACTTATTGATTAGTAATATAAAAATAAAAATTTTCTAAAGCTTTACTGCCTTTAATTTACCTTTATAAGTATTTCATTTACCTAATAATACCCTTAGTTTTGGGGAATAAAATTTAACCATTCGTTTCATTACGGAGAAATAGTTATGTCTAAATTAGTTGTTATCGAAAATACCGTTGTTCGTCAAGATGCTTTCAGGCGGTATTGTCTGAATGATTTACATCGTGCTGCCGTTGCACAAGGTAAAGCGACAGAATCGCAACGGCCTTCTGTGTTTCTCAGAAGTGAGGGTATCAGCGCTTTTGCACAAAAAGTAAGCGAAGCATCGCAGAGTGCTTCGGTCAATATTATCAAAGGTGGCCTTGAATCTGGCAGCTGGGCAGTTGAAATTATCGCCATTCGATATGCAGCATGGATAGACCCCTATTTTGAGGTTCAGGTCTACGAACGGTTTCGAGATTCGGTAAAAAGCAATAACGGCGTACTTGTCGAAAAAGTACAAGCTGGCTTAGCAATGATCGCTTTTTACAAGCAGGAGCTGCCTATCGCCCCTTCTGGTCTACTTGGCGCAATGAAAAAATTGCAATCTTCACTTGGGATGCCGGATATATTGCCCACTTATGCCATCGATGCTCCAGAAGGCAGCTTGACAGTATCAAGCGAAGTGACACATTCTTTTACGGAGCTTTTACTACTGCATGGTAAGCCTTACAGCCCACCATCCGGCTTTAAGCGTCTGCAATTATTAGGTATTGTTGAACGTAAATCGCGCCCAAGCAGTAAACATCCTGACAAGGAAAAATTATTCTGGTCACTGACAGAAAAGGGATTACAGTTTGGTAAAAATTTGACTGACCCAAACCATCCCCGGCAGACTCAGCCTCATTTCTATGATAGCCAATTTCCAAGATTGCTAAGCGTGATGATGAACGGAATTGCAGCTTCATAATAAAAACATTGACATTTTAAATCACTATTGACGAAAGAAGAAATCATGCGCTATAGTTTACTTGCATCTAATAAATCAGATGTCGGGATTAGCCTCTCGCTGGAATACCGTGTCGTAAATTGACACGCATTAGCGTGTTTTTTTATGCGCCTTAGTCCACTTCTATGGTGGCTCAGGTAGGGGAACCGTAAGGTTCGCCGGTACGGTATCCGGTAAGGCTAACCCTGTCTGGGCTACCACCCAAGATTAGCCTCTTAAATGGTAGCAATATTCTTAAATACCGTATGAGGTCATTATGACAACATTATCTACCACACCATTTACTTTCGAGAATCACATAATCTGTACTGTTATTATAAACAATGATCCATGGTTTGTTGCTCAGGATGTTTGTGACGCGTTAAAACTTGCGAATTCTCGTATGGCATTAAAACCTTTAGATGAAGATGAAAAAACTGACGTAAGTTTAACTTACACCAGCTCAAATGGTGTTGTTCAAAATCGTGACACTAACATAATCTCTGAATCAGGCATGTACACTTTAGTACTCCGTTGCCGTGATGCAGTCAAACAAGGAACACTCCCTCATCGTTTTCGTAAATGGGTAACAAATGAGGTTCTGCCTTCTATCCGTAAAACAGGCAAGTACGAGCATCCAAAATACCAACCCGAAGCTAACGAAAAATTCAGCAATAAAGATACTCAAAATCTTGCTCGTATCATTGCACTGATAACACAAAACTTTCGTTTTAGAGATGCATGGAATCATGCTATCTGGTATGCATTAAGAGAAGTCACAGGTATTCCCTCACCTTATCCGATGGAAGTCAGGCTAGTCCCTTCTATCGCTACGGAATGTGAGCGTATCTGGCATGTCACGGAAGAGCTTCAAGATAAAATAGCCGATGCAGAGAAATTAGCAATTAAACAGATTATCCGCAAACGCGAAAATGCAGATAGAGTTATTGCTGAGATAGAAACTTTGTTATCTCAGACTACACAGGATAACCAGCTCATGCTAAATGGTGCACTATCAAACTGGCATAAAGCGGAATTGACCCATTTCCTCCAACGCTGCTAATAGGATGCCCCTGTGATGGGCAACTGAGAACAGTAAAAGTACCCAGCGTTTTTTCTGGGGACTCTTGTAAGACTTAACAGGATTACCACTCAAAATTAAATGACGCGTTATACATCACATGATTACCGCCAGAATAAGCAACCCCGGCTTTTACGGCGGCATTTTCAGTGATACGGTAGCCTGTACCAACAGCCAGGGCCTGAGAAGCTCCATACCCCCCAATACTTGCCGTGAAATTCACTTTACCGACCCCATAAGGCTGGAAAAGTCCGGTCAGCGCCGCAGAGGTCGCGAGTCCTCGTTCAATTTTCGTGTTAGTTTCCGATAACTTATCCTCAAGATGATTTATCCGTGTATCGCTTAATTTCTTCTCTATTGCACTATTCATTTGATAAAGATTAACCACATCGGTGTCTTCAGTACCCGGGGCAACGTGGGTGATTTGACTAAATTTTTTTACACCAGCAGTGCCACTTTTCTTATCCTCTTGAACAATATAACCAACAGAGAGCTCTGTAATTAATGCATTTTTATCGGGATCATTCAGTTGATTTCTAACCATATCAATTAGATTCTCTGTATATTCTCTTTTCGCTTTACTACTCGCACCAATAGCAGTGCTTCCGTATCTGGAAGCTTCGGCTTTTGTACCTAATGCTGATGAAAACTTACCGGTGGCTTTACTTCCTCCACCAATAGCAGTGCTTGCGTATCTGGAAGCTTCGGCTTTTGTACCTAATGCTGATGAAAACTTACAGGTGGCTTTACTTTCCTTACCAATAGCAGTGCTTGCGTATCCGGAAGCTTCGGCTTTTAAACCTAATGCTGATGAAAACTCACCGGTGGCTTTACTTTCTTCACCAATAGCAGTGCTTGCGTATCTGGAAGCTTCGGCTTTTAAACCTAATGCTGATGAAAACTCACCGGTGGCTTTACTTTCTTCACCAATAGCAGTGCTTGCGTATCTGGAAGCTTCGGCTTTTAAACCTAATGCTGATGAAAACTCACCGGTGGCTTTACTTTCTTCACCAATAGCAGTGCTTAGGTATCCGGAAGCTTCGGCTCTTGTACCTAATGCTGATGAAAACTCACCGGTGGCTTTACTTTCCGCACCAATAGCAGTGCTTGCGTATCCGGAAGCTTGGGCTTTTGTACCCAATACTGTTGAAAACTCACCCTCGGTTTTAACTTCTTCAGCGTTAACATTTTCCAGAATTCCCATAATCGCACAGGCTAGTATAGTTTTTTTATTCACTTTATCTCCATTTTTTGATTAATCTAACTAAATAAAACTGACATTTAGAATTAAATGCCGCATGGGTATTTAGTTTTCCATGAATCCAAAACAAAAATAAAATGAATTATTTTGATCGATTCGATCGATTTTTTAATGTGAAAAGTTGTTTACCACACCCGCTATCCCATGATAGGGTTTAATCAACTAACGAAATTTTCGAGTAAGAAGGAAAGTCTTTTTGATGTTCAATGTATCCGATTTTCAGATAAAAATTTTTGTGAAGGGCTATTTCGCTTTCAATCTTTGCTGCTGCTCCCAAATTGAATCAACGGGCATTTGCACCCGCACGTCTAACCATGTCGAGGGTGGAATATCAACCTGCTCACCGTCAGCGTAATAAAATGGTTTGCCGTCAATAATTTCTTTAATTCGCCAATTTTGAAAATCTTTAGGTAAATGGGTGTGTTGTCGGTGAAATGTTTGAATCTCAGTATCACCATTGGATAAGATTTTGTCTCTGACGTAGATAAGTTCTAACCCATTAATGTCTTTGGGTACTGAAACACCTCCATTCACTCCCCACGCCCCATCAGCGTTGTAACCCATGACGCCGGAAATAAAATAGCTGCCCATTCCAGTTCGTTGGACTCTTGCCCCTTCTGATTCTTCGCTGGTTTCAAAACTACCATCGGGATGGATTTTTACTATCGGCGAGGCTCTTTTAAAAAAACCGTTAGCATCCGCTATCATTTTTGGAATGTCTGACAATAAAGCAAATGTTCCATCTTTATCTGGAAAATAAGTGGCTACGCTAAGCCTATTATTACGTATAAAACCACGTTTAGATGAACGGACATAGACTAAATCATAACCCTCTTTAGGATCTCCTAACCATATAACTGAGTCACCGGTAGAATGTGAGGCACTTATTTTTCCAGCTCTAAGTTGTTCATTTGAATCTTTTTTCGCAAGAATATCAGTGGATGCTTTTTGACTCATGACTTTATCAGTAGCATTACCTACTGCTTGCAAAACGCTATTTTTATCAAATTTATCTGCGACGGTTTTGTTTATGTCTTCTACGCTTTTTTTGTCCGCGGGACTTTCTAGTGCTGTTTTTATCTCTTCAACACTGCTTGCATCAGCTTTTCCTTCCACTAGCGCTTGTAGCGCTTTAATTGACGCTAACTTGACTGTTTTACCGCTCGGCAACGTGATTTCAACGACACCATTATCCCCCATCCACAAATCCATGTTTTGCAAAAAATAGAGGATGTAAGTGTTAGCGGCAACCAGTGCGCGTGCAGCGTCAGAATTATTATTGGGTTCAGTGAGATTAATGCTGTAAGTGGTCTCTGTTGCGCTAAAAGTCGGCTTATCTGCTAACGTTAATTCAGTATCACTGTTGACTGCCAATATCATGTAAGGATAATTCACGTCACCATTTTTAATCAACATTAACATGCCGGGTGATACCAGGGGGTTATTACTGTTCCATTTCGTGCCCGTGCCTTTGACAATAGAAGAGCCTGACACGGTTGTAATTGTGCCATCTGAATAAATCATAATTTTTCTCTAGAAGTAAAGATCGAAGTCAATAACGTATGAGGGAGTGCTATAAGTAATATCATCAATGGCTGATGTATCCACAAATACCCATTCAAGATTTCTTCCCTGCTCAATAGTTATTTTATTTCCTTGAAAACGATAACCGCCTGCTTTGCAATATGTCCAGCCCTGATAGACGCGATCTATCATTTCTGCACATTCATTTGCTTGTAACATTGGGCGTGCAAATGGCGCCGTTACTCCCCATTGGGTTAATGTGATATTAGCGCCGACTAAAAACGGCAAATAATGCGATGAATAACTTAGTGTGCCTTTGGTATTATAAATATGTAGGCCGTAATCCGCGGGTACTAGCGTAAAATCCGTCGTGAATACCAGTACGTAAACCTCTGTTTTCGCATTGCTATAAATATTTTTATTGTCTCTAGCGATAGAAACAACTGCATTTTGATTTGTTGGTCTAATAAAAACGAGACTTTTACCAATACTTGGAACAGTGTTAGGGATTTTATAAGTGCCATTAGCACTTATCGATATTTTCTTTCTAAAAACACAATACCCTAACTTTGATTGCTGAGTTATTGCTACTGCATTGCCTAAACCACCAATAAATAATCCATCGTCACCCCTCGTTGCTTGTTTTGGATAGCCATAAACATCTATTTTATACACATTTTCGTACTGTTCACCGTACAAAAATGTTCCTCGCTCTGAAACCCCTCCGCCTCTGCCACCCCAAAACCAGTGAATACCCCAACGATCCCAATTGCACTTTAATTGATTTCCTTCAACTCGTATATTTTCAAGTCTCAGTTGACGTACAGCATCACTCCTGGATACTTGATAAAGTCTAGATATGACTTTAGGGACGATGATTAGATTATATTTATCTGCCTCAGGAATGGTGAAGCTATGATCTCTTTTTTTTAGATCGTGGTTATTTGTACTTAAAAGTTTTGTCAGTATTCGACTTTTACTGGTTATTTCAAAGGTTTTAAAACCGTCTTTCAAATCAACAAACAAACCGTAATCTGGCATTATGGCCTCCTGCCGAGCTTTATTACCCCACCCGAAGCGGGATAAACGGCCAACCCGCTATTATCTAACACAATTTTTGAGGCATCTCCCATGATTTTAAAGTCTTTATTAATGAGTAAGCGATTAAACTCTGCGATACCTGTTTCACTATCTATCTTGAAACCCGTGTTTTCCGCCTGATAATTTTTTGACTGAATAACAGAGCCGATTAATAATTCTTCAATCGTTCCTTTATCAATAAATATTGTGCGTAAAAAAACCTGACCGTTTTTGATGGCAAAAACCGGCTCCATTTTACCATTGCTTGGGTTGTAAACGATAAAGGTTTGCGCACTAAAGCCAATTTGTGTGCTGACTTTACCGTTTTTAAGCTCAGCACCAATCACCATGCCTGCATCATAAGAGACGCCGTCATAAACAATCTTGACTAACGATGTCCAGGTTGCAGAAGCCTCACCCTTTTTCATGTCATATTTGGCTTGTAGCGAGTTTTGCGCTGCTGCCCAGGACTTATCTGCTGTCGCTCTGACCTGATGGATAGATTCAGCCAAGGCTTTAGTCTCGGTTACCACATAATTGTCAACCCTGACAATTTCCGCCTTCATCTTGCCGTTTTGACGCATGAAATACTGCGTATTGCCGTTAAGTCCCTTCGCGTTTTCCAGTATCGCTTCTGTGCTACTGTCTATCCCTTTCTTTAGCTGCTTAATCGCTTCCGTATCGTTAATTTTTTTATCAATTTCATCAATGATACTGCTGGCATCGAATTCTGACTCACCCCGCACAAATTCTGTCCACGGTGACTGGTTACCGGATTTATCAACGAGTCTTGCGCGAAAATAAAAGACTGTCCCTGCGGCCAACCCTGACATTTCATGGCTTTTTGACGGATAAGGGATATCAGCCAGTAACATCAATCCTTCACCGTCATTCGTTTCGCTGTACTGAATCTCTGTTTTTAACGTGTCTTCCGTCTTTTCATTAAATCCCCAGTCTAGCTTTATTCCAAACACCAACGTGGAAGCTCTGAAGTTAACAGGTGTAGGGGGTTCGCCTTCCTTACCTTTTAGTGTTGTCTCAGGCGCATTCGCCCAGATTGACGAGATATCCGATGAGTTTATAGCTCTAACTCTTACCTGATAACGTCCGGCATATATCCCTTGAACTTCAAAACTGGCTGTAGATGTTCGAGGTATACTTACCCAGTTATTATTTCCTCTTCGCCATTGCGCCTCATAGGCAATCGCATTTTCTGTGGCATCCCAGTCAGCGCTTAACGTTGTAACAGCAATCCCTTGACTGATTTGGGTATAAGCAGAGATATGTACGTTTTTAGGGGGCGATTGAACACCCGGCGGGATGACAGTAATGGGTCTTTTATCAATCCTGGCGCCCGAATCAATATGCGCATATTTATCTGGATTATGGAAAGTCCCCGTGATGGTATAGGTATTATCGGCGTTGTCCTGAAGGCTAATTACGCGATAAAGCTGAATTGCCAAGTCATTAGCATCTACTGTCCAAACCGCATTTTTTTCAATCGGTTGAGAATAACGGGTTGTTACAGTGATAATATTGTCGTTAACCGTCTGGACTGTCCTTGCTTCTGATTTTCCATCGGGTAAGTTAATGATAAGTCTGTCACCCGATTTAACATCTGCCTGCCTGTCGAGCGTAATTTTTCGCTCATCAACAGAAGAAATCCTACCACCAATAATGCGGCCTGCAAGATTTGCATCCGCTACCCCTATAATCTGTCCAGGCGTTGGAATAGCCCCTTCAAGTCCTGTTGAAAAGGTAATCATCCTGTCATAAGCATTGGTTAATAATATCCAGCGTCCACGTCGGTTTGCTTCTGATTGCCGAGTGCACCCAATCGCCGAAATATCCGTTTTACGCACACCATAACGGCGCTGCAGTTTGCTATCAGAGACCGCCTCAATCCCATCATGACTGTGATTATCGGCATCCGAATAGGAAACCAGCACCTGCGTATAACGGTTTTGCTGACTACCGCCTGAATATATCACCTTTCCATCGACGATATTCGCTTGCGTGAAAATCCGAAAGACATCCGAGGGCATATCAGCCACCGCGTTGACAGAATTATCCGCCCAAAACGTCATACCTCTAAAAATGCCCGCAATATCACGCAATACCTGATAAGCCGATTCCTGAGACTGAATATAAATATCACATAAAAAGCGAGGTTCTTTACCTGAACCACCTTGACCGTCAGGAACGTTTTCATCGCAATACTGGGCTATCTGGTATAAATCCCATTTATCTATTTGCGTGCTATTAATCCGCTCTCCACAGCCGTAACGGTTATTCAAGACCAGGTCATAAAAAATCCAGGCGGGATTGTTCGTCGCAGCCAGCTTAAAGGTGCCATTCCAAACGCCCGAATAAGTTCGGTTTAAAGGGTCATAGTTTGCGGGTACTTTTACCAGCAAACCCCCTTTGGGGCGCAAACTGACTTTAGGGAGGCGATTATTAAATTGTCTTGCATCAAAGGTGATAAACAATAAAGCGGTATTAGGATATCTTAATTTTGCGTCAATCACCTCAGTAATGGCGGCGACAACCACTTTATCGGCAATTCGCGCCGTATTTTTGTTAGGAGTGAGACGACGAACACGCAATTGCCAGCCGGTTTTCGCTACAGGCAAATCGATACGGTGTGTGCGCTGATATTCACTGGTTGTTTTCCCATCAAAGGCAGCATGCAACACTTCCTTGTAGCCACGCCCATCCGCTGACAGGTCAATGGCATAATCAATGCGGTAACCGGAGGTATCACCATTATCATGTTGTTCAAGAAGTTGTGGTACCGAAAAACGTAACCGAATAGCGGATAGCTGGATATTATTTATCGACCTGATATACGGCTGTTCATCTTTTAACTCCCTGCTGATGCTAATTTCATTGTCAACTGACGGAATACCTTTGATGTAGGCCTGTTGCTCACTGCCCGGACGAAACGCCCACGTCACGCCCTCAACGTTTTTACTGCCGTCAGCATTACCAATAGGCGTACCATCAAGAAAAATACGGGTAGCATCTAACCCTCCGGCAATTTCTCCCTCAGAAATAGCAAAGAGTAATTTTGCGGTTGATTCCGATAGCAAACTATCAGGAGACTCTACCGGTTTATGTCCACCGCCATCACCGCCTTTTGCCCCAAAAATAAGATTTGTCATATTTCACCCATAAAAAAAAATCGCCTCAGCGACTCAATGTCCATAATGAATGTTATCTTTGGTCTTCGGTGTAAATCCCAGCGGATATGATTGCCCCGCCTATCTCTTTTCTATCCAAGGTATACAATAACGGCACTGGATTGCCTTGCGCTGTCGTATTCACCGCACCGCCAAACGCATAAGACGGTTTATTATCGGCGTCCTGACGAACGGAAGCCCCGGGCGGTTGCGGTGACAACATTTGCGCTATACCGCCTAATGCCATTGATGCCGCACCCATAGCTAATGCGCCGCCCATGAAGCCAGCTGCCCCAAACGCTGCCCACCCAGCAGGTTCCAGCATCATTGCTGCTCCTATCATTGCTACCCCTAATACGGTTTGGAACAACCCTCCGCTCTTGCTTCCTTTAATTATCGGGGCAATACGAATATCTTGTGTTGTATCAAGGTGAAACTCATCTTCGCCTATATTCCGCTTTCCCTTGAAGACCGCAAACGCTACGCCTCTCAAATGCGCATCCGCCAGATAACGCTCAAAGCCTGAGTAAAGCACACATAATGCTTTAATGGCTTCTCTTGGGGAGCTAATGGCCAGTTGATGGACGCGGCCATATTTTGCGCCCAGTTTTCCATACAGCCTAACCGTTTTTAGTTCACTCATGCCGATTCTTTCCTTCTGACAATCTTGACGGTGCGGTGGCGCCAGTAATCACTGTAGGGCGTGACACGGCTTAATTGCCCGTACAGATGATGCAGCAGCATGCCGTTATCCAGCAAAATACCGGCATGATTGGCGACATCAGCCTGAACCTGCATAATGACCACATCACTTACTTTTGGTGTGTCATTAATTTCAACGAAACCTTCTTTGGTGAAATTCTCCATATAACGGTTTTCACCTTGCTCCCACCATGGATAAGGGACACTATAATTATGCAATGTAATACCGTGTTCTTGACGAAAATAATCAACAATCAGCGTCCAGCAATCGGCGTAACCCAAAACAAATGCCCGACCGGTTAATTCACGCTCCCCTCTTGGTTGAATAATGCGCAAATCCCCCTCAGGCCATGACACAATTATCCACGGTAATTCACTCGCATTGCATTGCAAATTATCAATTTCACTCGGTTGCGTCGTCACACCGTTGCCACAATGAGAATGCACAATAGCAACAGGCGCTCCCCAGTCTTCCGCATTAGTGTAGTCTTCCGGTGACAATTCAAAACTTTCAGTCGGATTTGCAGCAAGATTACGGCAAGGAAAATAACGTTTTACACGGCTTTTTTGACAAATAACGCCACAGGCTTCTTGCGGAAATGCCGTTTTAACGTGATTAAATATTGCTTCGGTAAGACTTTTTGTTATCATCGGATTAATCCTGCTGCTGGAAATCCGCCAAAATCCAAGGCCGCATTTTCACCAAATCGCTTTTTACAATCGCTCATCAGCCCACCACAAACATCTAAGGCGGGGTCATTAACCGAATTGCCTTTCTCGTCAAAATAGCGTTTACCATTATAGGCACATCCATTACCTGAACGATACCAGCCCCGCATGCACCAGTAACAGAGATGATGAATTTGACGCACTGGCAACATAACGCCTTGTAAATCAAACGGGCAAGCCAGTTCAAATTGAATAATTCCCCCCGCTTCCTCATGACTTTTGCGGTCAACATAAAATACCTGTTTAAAGCATTCATCCGGATTCGCGGTGGGATTATCATCAGGGAAATTTCTGCTATCCAGATAATGTGAAAAGGTCTCATAAATGGTTACTTTTGCCTGAACCATGTCATCAAATTGCAGGCACAGTGATGATATCAGACTATCAATATTCTCCACTTTCAGTATCGGTCTGGCTTGACTTCCCTCACTGCTTTTTGATAAACCCGAAATTTCATAAGGCCAGGCGCCATATTCGTTACCTTGCCACCAGATAGGCTTCGGCTTTAATTTATCTTCTGCCTTTTCAATTTCTTCGGGGGTGTAACGAAGATTATAAGCATGAAAACGCAAAACCGGACCACCAAAAGCACTGCCATCGACTTCCACCAACTGGATTTTTTCACCGGGTTCTAATTTTTGTACATCTGAATGCATTGTCATGCTGAGAAAGCCTCCTCAAACCTGGCCGATATTTTCATGACATCACGCGCAACCGGCGTCATCTTGATTGAATCGGCTTTTACCCGATACACTCCCTTGACACCAAACGGGGGCATCCAGATAAAAGACTTTATAGTGTGTTGGCGAATAAAATCAAAGATAGGCATCACGTCGGCTTTTTTACCTAAATAAGAGAAAGGCCAGGATTGCGATTCGGGATTAATACCCTCGGCGGATACCTGCTTGTAGCCATCCCCAAATTCCACTTCTTTAACTCGATGCCTGTACTCGCCCGTTGGGCTGTCTTGAATCTGGGTTCGCCATCTAAATTCGTCCATTCAGTTGACTCCATAAACAAAAAAGTCACGATTAAGTGACTTTTCTCGTTTTTTAGTAAAATTAATTTATCAATTTTACCGTTGAATGCATCTCAAGGTGCCTTAAAACTTATATCCTACGCCAACCGTAAATGCGTCTGTTTTCCACTCGCCACTGCCTGAACGTTCATAACCCACGTCTAAAGTTGCCCCTTGCCAGAAGTTGACTTGCATACCCACCCCATAGGCTAACTGTGTTTTGTTATCTGAATTTGAATACTTAGCGCTATTAACTAATTTATTATCTCTGAACTCTTGTGAATTCGATTCATAAGAAGCTTTCTTATAGGCGCCACCGATTAGTCCATAAAGGCTGACAGAGTCATTAACGCGATAAGTGGGACCCACCATCAAAGAAACATAATCACCGGATACTTTACCTGTAGCACGTATTCTATCTTTGTTATCATTTTTATTCGCTTTTGCAGTGGCATTATAATCTTTGGTAGAATAGGCAATTGAACCGATTACACCCCATTCGTCATCGATTTCATACCGGTAACGCATAAAAGCGCCACCTAAATCATGATAACTATCTAAGGAAAGGGTTGCCGATTTGCCAAAGTGATTATTCATTTCATCACCCGCTTTCCTTGCCTTTTCTCTTAACAGATTAACTTGGTCTTTAACCTCATTAGACTTTACATTCAAATAACCAAAAGAAAGCGTACTTTCACCGGCTTTTGCCATTACTGCGCCAGAAAATAATAGGGGGATTAAAAACAATAACGTTTTTTTCATTGTTTTTCCTTTAATTTAACCATCATCTAGCTAACCATTAATTTTATTCATAGGTAACTATATCAAAAGAAGCTAATTGCTGCATAAAAAATACGCTTATCGGATTAATAACCCCGCCCATTAACTGCCTTGATAATTTTATGCAAATCACCGCCATCTCGACTCTCCGCCACTAAAACAGATTTAATTTTCTGGGTTAAGGATTGTTCGGCAGCGCGCATATCGACATTGGAAGGGCTGGATTGCTGCGGTTGACCATCAACATGGATACCGCCTAAATTGACATTGATACCGCTTGCTATGGGCTGCATACCGTACATGGGCGCTGAAGATGCGCCCACATACCCCCCTGAAGCATAGCCCCGCTGACTTGCATCCATCAGGCGATACAGGTTAACAATTCCTAGTCGTTGGGTGGCTTCTTTGGTAAATACAAATTCCCCACCATGAACGATACCTTTCGGGTCATATTTACCCCCACCGCCCACATATCCGCCTGAGGAGAAACCTAAAATACCGGCAATCGCGCCTCCAACTCCGCCTGTCTGCCCACCGAAAGCCGATTTCATCGCTTTTAAAATGGCCATCTGCGTCATTAACTTCACCATCATTTCAAGTAATGATTTTGTGAAATCAGCAAAATTAGCCTTGCCTGTTACCAAAAAATCAGTCAGTGACTGACTCATTCCCTCAAAGGCAAATTGGGTAACATTGGCGACATTGGCATAAGCATCAGTCGCTTGTTGTTCGAAATTTGTAAATCCTCGCTTAATCCCTGCTTCCCAGTTTTTCCGCAATGACGCCTCATTTTTGTACTTCTCATCAATGAGTGAAAGTCCTCGCCCATATTCAGGATTTTCTTGATCAATCCCTTTACGCGCCATTTCTTCACGATATTTCTTTAGCGCTTGCTCTTTAGCTATTTGAATCTCAGTTTTGCCAATACTCTCCAGCCTAAGTCTTATTTCTTCTTTCAATCCATCATTCGATAACCGCAAGGCATTGAGTTGTTTTTGTTTCTCAATTTTATCGCCTATCTCTGCAGCTTCACGCTTCTCAGAGAGAATGGCTTCTTTTTTTAATAATAATGACTGCTCATCTTCACTCAATCGTCGTTGGTTTGTGCCACTTCTGGCCTCTTCAAGAATGACTAACTGGTTTTCTGTTTTAAAAAGAGCTCGGCGTTGCTGGCTGATAATCCCAACATATTGACTTTCATCCTGTAACGTTCGTAGTTCTGCCTGCAGTGCTCTGTTTCTGGCTTGCGCTTCCTCTTCCCAACGTGTGCCTAAAGACGGGCGGTATGCATCAGTTTTTGAATCTGGACTTGATTTTTCTTTCGCATAACGGGCATTTTCACGCCTTATCGCTTCATCGACTACGGATTTTGAACCGCCTGAATTTCTTATTCTTTCAAGCTCACTTTGATGCTTTTCTTCCGCATTTTCATATTTGCGGTTAAGCGCCTCGTCAACCCTGAACCGTGCTTTCTCTGCCTCTTGAGCCCTTACAACCGCTTGCTTTCTCTGATTTTCAATATCTTGTTGATATTTTTTCTCTTTCAGTAAATCAAGTTCACGCCTTAAATCTGTCTCTGTTTTCCCTGAGGCATGATAATAATTTAATCTTGCAACCGGATTTACCTGGAATGCGACTAATCTTTCTTCATATTCACGTATCTTCTGGTCTAATGTGTGTTCACGACCAATATCTAACATGCTATCCCAGGCGAGTCTTGCTTTATCGTTAACCGCTGCCCAGGCTGACTCAAGGTAACCTAAATTCGCTTTTATCTGCTGGGTGCTATTCTTCGTTGCAGTCGCATAGGCTTCCATGGCAACTTTAGCCGCTTCGTGCTTTCTTCCCTGTTCCTCTAATGTCGATATCTGTTCTAATTGTGTTTCAGTCAGAAAATGCAGGCTTTTGTCAAGTTCGTTAATCGCTTTAACTGGGTCATCTTTGATGCGCTGGAACTGTTTTATTGTTTCATCAACAGATTGACCCACCCATTTTTCCATTCTGGCAGCGACATTGGCAATATTATCAATTTCATTGCCAGAAAATGAACCCGACCCCACAACTTTAGTGATTACATCCGCCATTCCCCCTTGTGTGATGCCATCTGCTGACAACTGTTTGGCCAACCTATCAAGTTGCCCCGCCGTTTTCCCTGCATACCCACCCGTTAAAATAAGATGTTTGTTAAATTCACTAAACTCTTGTGAGCCTTTATAAGCGGCGATGGCAACCGCTGCCGTAACACCTGCCAATCCCCCCATCAACAATCGGGTAGGGGTCAATATTGAGCCTATTGCTTTAAAGGCATTACCCACACCGCCAAACGAATCTTTAATCTGTCCACCTTGCTGCACCAATACCATCCAGGCCGGCATACCGGAAGCCAATGAGGTCACCACATCGGTCATCTGCATCGGTAACATACGCATTGCATGACGATATTGCCCCATCGTTACTGCGCCATTCATAAACGCTTTTTCTTGTGCTTTTAACCTGGCAATCATCGGCGCTGCTTGTTGAGAAATACCCATCTGGGCCGCTTTCAGTTCAAGAATTTCAGTTCGCGTCTTGCCTATCGTGTCTGATTGCTGTTTTAATGTGTTTAGAAAATTATCCGCGGCTAACTTCGCGCGTTTTGAAGCTTCTTCCTGGACAAGGAGTGCTCTCCCTTCTGCGGTCAGCGCCAGATTCATCTTGCTTAGCTTATCTCTCGACTCTTCCAGTATCGTGTTGTAATCAATAAACTGGTCAAGGGGGAGTAAACCTTTTTGATGTGAAGCGGCAAGCTTACGGCTAATTTTATCCAGTTCATCAAACGCTTTATTGGTGGGATTAATGCGATTTAACAGGTCATTAAGTTCATTTTTTTGCGTCTTAAGGGTTTCAGCATTTCTTAGTGAGGCTAAGCTGACTTTTTTTAATCCGCCCTCCAGATTTGATGAAGCCTTTTCAACTTTTTCTGCTGTTTCCTGAAAGGACTTTAATTTCTGTTGACCTCTTTCCAAATCCGCCGTGTTGACTTTTAATGAAATCGTGGCGATATCAGTCATTATATTTTCCTTCAAACAACAAAAAATTTAAAGCCTGTGATAAAAATATCCGCCTTATTGGTGCATTATCGCTAAGGCTTTCGCTTCCATCACCCGGATATCATTAAACAAAGTCGTCTTATCACTGTTCAGGTTTAATAAATCAATAACCTGTGGCAATACACTATAATCCAGCCCTGTTGGCCCATTCACGCCCATTCGCCACTGAGTACGCAGCGCATTAAAGGTGAGATACGCCGCCCAGACATCTGCCCAGACTTCGACCTCGCTGTCTTCCGGCGTAAAACCAAAGGCAGCCTCAAAGTTGCGGATATCGGTCTCGGTCATGCCGCCATACATGGCCGCAACGACCGCTAGGAGTTTTTTTCGCGTTGGCCTAATAGTTCGCTATAATACGTTGTACTAATGGCGCTGGCAGCTGAGGGATAGTTGTCAAATAACAGCTTTAAATTATCAGCGTGATAAGGCGCTTCAATTGCCCAGTCAGCAATAATCTGCTGGTAGAACTCATCAATCGGCATCTCGCGCATGGTTTCCAGTTCACTCATGGCTTTATGATTAAAGGTGAAGGTCACTACCTCTGGCTCTTTTTTGCCCGCCACCGGAATGAGCACATTGGCTTTAAACGTTGGCTTGGGTATCAGGGTAAATTTTGCCATGCTGCATCCTTAAACTATACCGAGTAAATTTGCATATCAGATTTAAGTGAGAAACGGGCTACCACGTTTTCAACTTCATTGATGGCCGTATTGGGCACGCGCTGAAAAGAGACCGAAGCAGTAAAATAACGATCCTCGCTGGCACGTTTATTGAAAAAACGCATCGTGGTTATTTGCTTGTTGTCATCGAGTTTCATCAATAACTTACGGATGGGTGATTTCGCATCATGGGCAAACGTATAAACCTGCGTGATGCCATTTTTAAAGGTATCAACCGTTTCTGCCTGCTCATCTTCCAAAAATTGAATTTCCTGCGTTTGTTGCTCACCCCCTTCCGTTGATAAAATCATGACTTGCGGCATTGCTTCCCATGCTTCCACTTTCTTTAAACTCCCTTTAGCCCCACCCTCAGGAAAAACGGTTTTATCGGTGGTATCGATTGATACCAGTGTAATACGAGTATCAGCTGCTTCTTTCACTTTAAAAGCGCCTGACATTTTCTTCCAACCACAATCAATTTGGACAATATCGCCCGCTTTAATACTGCCAATCGCGTTGACAGTTAATACCGCCTCTGTCGCATTGGTCGCCGCCGTCATTGTTATCTCATCCGCATATTTATTGGCAACATAAACACGCGAACCATTAGGAATATTGTATGCCATGATAAAACCTCGTTATTGGCTTAATAAAAAACCGCCATATGGCGGCAATGTTATATTGTAGAGTGACAACGATAAGGAATGCTGACGGGGAGGATATAATTAACCTGATCACTGATGGCGGGAAATAAACTTGGCTCACCGCTTAGAAAAAGGCTATTGGTCATCGAAAAACCATTTGTTAGAAAGTTTGTTAAACGGTTAGCAATATTCATGACAGCCGTATCGCCCGTTCCTGCTTTACCCACCACATTTATTTGAATGACACCGCTGAATACTGGCATATCGAGCGATAAACTTAAATTTTTCGTTGTCGCTGGCATGATGTGCAATTGTAGATAGGGTTTATTGATATCATCGAATTCACAATTTGGCCAGGCCACCTTGATATTCTCAGACTCAGCAAATTGAGCAATATGCGCCCGTATGGCGGCATTAATGGTTAACGGGTTCATCCTTTACGCTCAGCGATTGCCTGATGAAAAAACGGCTGAAATTCCTGTGCCATAATCCGTATCATACCCTTCGGTGCTTGTTTTGAATGCCCCATCTCAAGCCGATAGGCATAAGGCACCACATTGGAAAAATAGACCGACTTCATACCCACTTTAAACTGACCGATAACAAGATTACCCTCAGTTTGTGTTACTTCGCCACTTTTATCTATTCGTCCCGTTTCTTTCATTGGTACTTCATCAAACGTCACTTGCCAGTTGCCACGAAATCTCCCCCCCGTATACCCTGCTGGCTTCCTTTCTTTTCCTTTCCCTTTTTCGGCTATTTTAGCATTCACTTGCCAGATAGAGGGATTACCGACTGGCGACATCATGACCAACCTTGCAAGTATCTTTATGAATGTCACCTTGGTAACCGCTTCCATTTTCTCTTCTGATTTGCTGATAAACGCATTAATGGCGGCTGTAAAATTATTTGCCATATCAAGCTCTCAGTTGTGCAATGAAACAAATCGTTTGACGTTGGGGCTTTATCTCTTTTACAGCGATCACTCGATGATTTCTGTTATCGATGATAATAATATCTCCTTTTTGAATATGACTCTTTGCATCTGCAATAAATTTAATATCACTGGTTAAAATGAGGGAATTGTCCACTTCATTGATAGCAAACTGTGTCTTTACCCCGACCACCGCTAATACCACATCGGGTTCGATAATCTCCTGACCCTTTTTATCAACATAAAATTTGCCTTTTCTTTTTAAGACATAGTCCATGCCGTACTGCTTTATCAATCGCTCACTAGTTTTACCCATTCTGGTATAAAGATGCATTATCACCTCACCGAAAAGGTATTGATGGCAAATCCAGAGCGGGTATCTAACAAGCCATTGAGTAAACCATTTAACCAGGGAAATTTGGGTGAACCCGAATTTGTCCCCGAGGTATATTGTACCGTGATAGCCCCCTCAATACGTTCTGTGGTCACTTCGCCCCCTAACGTTGGCTGTAAATCCTCGTTCTCTGACTCAATCGCCAGTCGACACTGCGCCATAATGAGTGGCTTAGGGATGACATCATTAGCAACAGGCACGCCGTCATAAAATAACCCTGTGCGTGGAAAAGATAGCGGTTGGGTTAAGCGAGTCCGTTTTCCTAACCATGGCTGTGACGTTAAATAGTCCATCGCCGTCACCAGCATCGACTCAATATGTGAGTCATCAGTGGGTATATCAATTCCTCTTTCACGGGCATAACGCTTTAAGTCCTCAACACCTGCATAACTATTAAATGTTAGTGAATCTTTATCCGTATTAATCATGCTCACCTCAAAAGAAAAGCAACTGTCTTGAACAGTATATTTATGGAGCAACGTTATGATACGACTCATCCCATTCTTGGTTCTTTCTGAGAATCGCATTCAGGATAGTCAGCAGTTTGCGCATACAGGCAACCAGCGCCACTTTTTTGGCTTTTCCTGCTGCAACCAGCCGTGTGTAAAATGCTTTTATCACCGGATTGAAACGAGTTGCAACCAGTGCAGCCATGTACAAAGAGGTTCGAACTCCGGCCCGACCGCCAAAAATGGTTCGTCGGCCACGCATGGTTCCCGAGTCTCTATTAACAGGAGCTACCCCAACCAGCGCACTGATCTCCCTGCGCGAGAGTTTCCCTAACTCAGGGACTTCTGCCAGCAATGTAGCAGCAGTCATCATACCAATGCCTTTGATAGTACTTAGCCGCTCTGCAAGCTCGTTGAAATGATCAGTAATATGCTTATGCATATCCTCGTCAATCCGTTTAAGTTCATTTTCTAGTGCATTGATGATGTTACTGATGCTTTTTCTGTTTTGCGGGTGAGATGGATGCATCCGGTTTCTTTCAGCTACAAGCATTGCAATCAGCTGGCGTCTGCGCACCACCATAGCAGCAAGAATCTGACGCTCTGCATCAGGAATAGCCTGGATAAAACGTGACCGCTCAGGATGGCGGTTAATGACATCAGCCATCTGAGCTAAAACTCTGGCATCTATTCTATCAGTCTTTGCCAGATAGCCCATGGATCGAGCAAAGTCTCTGGCTTGCCTGGGATTGATAACGGCAACATCAAAACCTTCAGCCTGAAGAGCGCATGCAATCGCTGCCTCGAGACCACCTGTAGCTTCCATCAGAATCAAGGCTATGTTGTTCTTTTTCAGTTGATAAATGATGGTATCGAACCCGTCAGGGTTATTGCTGACTCTGAACTGCTCAATGTTATTGGTGCCTGCAATATCCAATGAAGCTTTAGAAACATCAATTCCTACACAAATTGGATTTAGCTGACTCATATTACCCATCCTTGCAAATACGTTATGAATTACGGACAACTGTTCGGGTTTCAGATGAGTGGCTAAGTGTATGCATCATTCGCTTTGCTACGGGCTATAAACCCCAGGGACAATCGGATTACATACACCTTGCCAAATCTAATCGCTATTATTATAACCAAATTTCAAGATACAAGGGACAAACGTCCCCTTAAGCCCATTTTTCTTTAGGAAAAAGTGAGACTTTCTGTGGTTTGCGTCTCACCATCCACTTTCGCGGTAACGGTAAACTGTCCCGCTGTACTGGCGGTTAATTTAACGCTGGACTTACCTTTTGCATCAGTTTTAGTCGCCGCTTTACTCAGTTTTCCACCGGTACTTGACCACTCAACATGGCTACCCCAAACAGGTTGATTATCTTTTGTGTACTCAAGTGAAATGGTCACCGCATCGCTGTTATTGGCTGTCGCGGTGGTTTTATCCACTGATAACCCCAAACTCGCTTCATGCTGCAATTTTATCATTCCACCTGCCGTTAATTTGTTACTGGTGAAATGTTTCTTCCAGTTGCCAGCTGTGCCCAATTTTGTCAGATCAGGATTCGTCCCTTTTGATTCATCCCAGCTATAACCGAGCACGCCCACATTCACTACGCCTTCACCCCGATAACCAACGCCTAAATTTTCCTGATCGTTGATTTCATAAGAGCGAAAATGGGGTTCCTGTGATTCCGTGATAGTGATAGCCCCTGGGACTAAACCAAATATTGCATCAACAGACGCCGTATCGGTGACTAATACGGGTTTACCTAATGTTCCCGGCTGGCCTCCGTAGATCACCACACCGGCTTCTTCGTAAACCTTGTTATCAATCGCCTGGTCAACAATGTCAAAATAGGTTGTTGAGTGCATGACAAACAGATTGACACGGTTAAATTTATCCCCATATTTGCGCAACCCCTTCGTGAGGGTCTTCTTGCCATCGGTAGCAATGTTCGCCGTCACCACCATATCCGTGTTCGCCCCAATCGCTGCCCTCAATGCTGCCAGGGAATACTTGATATAGCCTTCAAGCGAAGCATCCGCAGCATCCGTGCCCACAAGCTCAGAAAACTCGGATACATCCCGTCCACGTCGTTTAAAAGACTCTTCGGTGATTTCATAGGGGCCATATTTCCAAGGAGCTTTAACGTCAACGGATTCGCCCGCGCCAATTTTTTTACCGGTAACTTTATCCGTAGAATTCACGTCACGATGTTCAATCGAACCACTAATCTGATAAAATGCCCGTTTACGCAAATCGCCTTCAATAAAAACATTATCGAGTACAATTGCGCCATTAGATGCCTGATTAAACACCTCAAGATTATCTTGTCTGCGCTCTAAAAATGCAGTTTGCGCCAAATCGTTATAAATAATTAAATCACTATTCACCGTGGTTACCATTATATTAGTTCCTTACTTAGGTAATCCCAGATAAGCTTCTCGACCGAAACGCCGGATATAGGCGGCCTTATCCGCTGAAGACATCTGAGAACGTTTAAAATGTGTGCCCCCTGATTTACTATTCCCCGCACCGGTACCGGATGCAGAAGGAAATAAATGCGGGGCACTTTCTTTTAGCGAATCAATCCACTCAACGGGGGTTAAAGGTGTACAACCATCTTTACCCATGATCGGATTGCTTTCTTCATCAACCGCGACGGCCTGACCTTCATCATTGATGTTAAATAGGCCCTTGGCACGTAATATTAAATCTTCCTGAGCACTGGCTAACGCGCCGGATTGACTTGCAGCGGCACGAATTTCATCGCCTAAAACACGATTACGGAATTTATTGGCAAATTCTTCTGCCTTTTCCGCCCGTCGCTTTTCAGATTGAAGCTTTTTTTCTACATCATGGCGCAATCGTTCCGTGCGCTTATTGATTACCTCGTCGATCTTGCCTGCGGCGATGAGTTTCGCTTCCTCATCATTTTCAAAACGTTGCAAAATGCCTTTCACCTGCTCAGGATCAATGCCTTCAAAACGCTTTAAATTATCAGTTTGCTCTTTGAGCTTACCAAGTAATTCACTATTTTTTGCCTTTAGACCGGTAACCTGCTCATTAATCTGCTTATCAATAATGGCTTGAACTTCGGGTGTTATCGCTGTACCACTCGCTCCGCCGCCGCCATTTGGGTCTTCTGCTGATGAAGGATAGTTACTACCGATGTTTAAAATGCTCATTATGTCCCCTTGGGATGTTGTCTATGCGCCTTGCGCGTTAAATTAACTCAGCCCTCAGCCGAGTTTAGCGAACAAAAAAGGCCACCGAAGTGACCTTGATTGCCATGCATACGGGTTAAATTACCATCCCAGCTGCTTTAAATGCCTGTTCATCTATCTTTCGTAATTGTGCCAAAGAAATAAACTCACCTTTGTCGGTATAAAATTCTGATGGATGCATGCCACCCTCTTTCATTAGCCGGTAGCGTACTTCACCAAATACCTGCTTTTGTCGCCAAGCGGGTTGTCGTTGTATCCATTGAAGAAAGGTTGTGTCGGCTGGTATTTGTCCATCCATAGAGGCCCGAGTGCTTTCGTCCATTTCATCAACATCCATTCCCAATTGACGCCATGATTTAGTGATCAATGTTTCAGTCGAACGGCAATTCCAGTGAATTTTTCCTGGGCCTTGCAAATAGGGCACTCTATGGCCGATTGGCTTGCCTTCAAGGGTATATTTCAATCGATCGCGAATAATACAAGCGGGCGACGTTTTATTATCCAGGGTAGATAACCACTGTTTACCCGCCATAATATCGCTATTCGCTTCGGCAAAATGATTTCTGGCGGTTGCCTGCAGATGATTAATTGCCGTTTTGGCAATGGTTGTGGCATTAGCCCGACTAATTTGTAACGCACCGTCTTTATAACCTTGCTTGGCGTCACCACGGATGTTACGGCCAATTTGCAATGCACTCTCCCCATTTAAATAGCCATTGCGAACGGTATTATTAATGCGCATCATGCGGTCTTTTTCCAAACCTTCGGCCCACTCAGATAACAGTTTTCCCTGAAATGGATGTGCTATCACCGCTGCATAGAGCATATCTGTGGTGAGACTCATTAATGGATATTGACGAAGAACACCCTCTGGCATTAGAAAATCAAATAAAGCCGGATAATACTCTACTTCATACGCTGCATGCGCTTTCATTTCGTCGCTTAACAGTGAAAACGCGCTGGCTACCGCATTCTTATTAATCGCCTTAACACTGGCTAGCAAAGATGCTAATCGCCTAACAGTAAAACTCTCCGCATCGATATTAGCGTCATCCAGCACCACAATTAAGGATGCACTGAGCTGGGCATCAAAGGCATTCAGGGTGTTAACCATCTTTTTAGCAACCCCACTACCGTAACGGCTGGTAAACAGCGAATGCGCAAGTAACTCATCCATCAGTCGCTCATTCACCGTTCTCATTGCTCACCTATCATCGTGGGTTGCTGATTGTTAAGTTCGTCAATGACATCATCAACCTCATCCGCCGGATTGATAATGTCAAATTTTTGCAAGTTACGAACCATGTCAGACTGACGGATGGCATTGGATTGCCAAGCGGTAACGATTTCTCGTATCATGGTACTATCAGCAATGTGATTGACCAAGTCTCGGTTAATTTCAAATGAACATTTATCCGGTGCAGCATTCACGTATTCTGCGCACCATTTCAATCCCTTGGTCAATGCTTCTGACACATTTGAGCAACAAGTACTTAAAACAGACGTTTGGGCGCTTAATTCACCCACCGACTGGATAACCGTTTTGACTTTACTGTCTGCAGAGACTAACTGCGCCCCCAACCCCACCATATAATCACGCTTGCTGTCCATCGCTTCTTTCGCTAGCATGTTAGGCTGTGCTTGAATGTAGCCACAGGCACCTTGCTCAGGTAACAAAATGGGTGAGCGGGAGCCGACTAATATGCCCTTTTTCTCTAACCAGTCACGCCATTCATCTTTCAAGCCACTAATATAGGGTTGCACTTGGCCACAGAAAAAAACCGAATCTTCATAATCGGCGGAATTTCGATAATGACCCAAATTGATTTTGGCGAGTCCTAATAACGGCGCTTCATCAATCGTGTGATCATTATTTTGAGCACCGATAAAGGTGAACGGAATTTCATCCCACGCACCGCCAATTTTACGCTTTGGAATATATTCAACATCCATTTGGTAAACGCTACTGCCTGCGGGTTTACGATACACTCGACAGATAAATTTCCCATCTTCAATAGCAAGAACCCGGTATTGAATGACATCCTTAAACCCAAAACCCGCTTTTTCTTCTACTGTTTCACGTAATACCACCAACGTTAAGCGATTACGGCCATTAATGCGTTGGGTTTGCCAGTTAATAATGTCTTCAGCTTTGTATTGAAAAAAATAAACTTGGTTTGCCTCATCATTATAATCGACATACAAGCCATGCCGCCCCACTTCCAATATCGATTCCAATGATGATTGCGCTAATTGATAAAGACTGGAGCCCGCTCCATCTGCATCTTCTTTAAGATAAGCCAGCTTTTCATTAATCTCCACGAGCGGATCTTTTTTAAACGCCATTCCTATCATCCCGTTACGGGTATTGCCGGTTATCGGATAAAACACCGCGCGATCTTGATAATCGCTATTACGCTTCCTTTTCCGTTCTTTATCCGACTCTTCTAATATCGGGAGAGAGTTTTTTACTGAATCATCCCCTTTACAGACTGTCCGAACCAATCCCCATTGCAACGTAAATAAATTATATTCAGGACGGATAAAATCAACATTAGTCATACTCATTAGAATGTGGTTCCTAAATTAATCTCAAAGGCGGGACGCTGTTTATTTTTTCGGCTAACCGCAAAATACCTGAAGGCATCAGCATCATGAGAGGTGAAATCATGCAGTGGCTTGTCTTTCCAGCAGCCGAGCCTGTCATTCCATTCTTTGCGATAAGCTTCTAGATTTGCGATACCCTCAGCACATTGATGTTCATCAAAAACACAATGGGGTAATATTTCACGTACCGCCTCAATCCCTTCATCGATCGATAATCTTGGCACGACATCAAATCGTATTGTGTATTTCTGTCCACCAATCTCATAGCCTTCTCTGGCGATTTCACGCCGTGATTTCGCATCCGAGCCAAATTCACGATTATCGATATCATGGGGAGCATGATGACTGGCGTAACGGTAACCTTTATTTTTTAGCACCGCCATATAGTGCCGTAAGCCCTCACCACTATTTGCGTAGTGATCGATAACATGAAATTCCTTGCCCACCTCACGCACAAACCAGATTGAGGTTGAATCCCCCACGCCGATATCCCAGAAAGTATGAACGGGCAAATGGCGGTTATCAGGCAGTTGTCCAATACGCTTGTTTTGATAGAGATAGCGAAATTGTTTAGCATAATAAGCGCCCTCCACTGATTGTTGGAAGGCTTCAGATGGCACTGAGGGATATTCCCGTTTGATATCATCGCCAAGCGTTTTTTCTTTGGCGTAATACCACGCTTTCTGTCTGTTGGTTAACTCAATCCCGTGCTTTTCTGCCAATTCATCGAAATAATCGATTAACCGTTGAGGTAATAACGAAACAGGCGTCATTGAATAGTCAGGATTTTTCCACCAGGGGAAAAAAAAGAACTTCCAGTCTAATGGCGAAAGCGGTTTTGCCTGAATTTGCGCTTTCTCAGCAGATTGACAGTAATTATAGAAATACCCTGCTCGTCCCTCCGCTGTGCTTTCTATTGTCGTAAAACACTCACTGGAGACGGCTTCAAACGCACCGGTAACAATTTCTCGTGCCTTATCAGGATATTTTGCACATATTTTGCCAAATTCAGAGATATGTAAATAACGCAATGTGCCACCACGAAAGGACGTACTAATGTAAAGTGAACCACCCTTTTTAAAAACCAACTCTCCCGCAGAATCATTACTGGCAGGATTGGCTGCCTTGATTTCGGCTGGCAGTTTGTCGTAAGCGTATTTGACTTTTTCCCTGAAAAGGCGCCTCGCATCAATTAACGTATGCGCAATCAACGCACATTTAGCCGACTCAAATAACGCCGCATCGAATTGAATGATACACACTTCCGTAGTGAAACCCAGTTGACGCGCTTTAAGAATGATATTGCGGGTATGCATGCCTTCAAAATAGGTTAACTGCTCAGGGGTCATGTTAAAGCGAATTGGTTTGCCGCTTTTATCCGTTATCCAATAGAGATGGTTTAACCGCCAAAACTTATTGCGTAATAATGCTAAATGTGCTGGTTTCATAACTATCCTTTAGACAAATCATCCATGAGGTCAGATAGCGTACCAACTACATCATGCTCATTTTTTATTTGTTCTCTAAAAGCCTGTACTGAGACATGCTTACCTAAAAGCTCAAGGTTTTTGATTTTGTCAGGCCACTTTATTTTTTTGAGCAATGCTTCTGCGCCATCAACTCGTATGGATGCAATGTCAAAACCGCTCAATGTTGTTCGCCACACTTTTGGCCAGTCTTTAATCGGTCTTATATCGCCTGATTCGGTAATAATATCCAACACATCCATCTGGTCGATAGCAACCAGTCGCTTAAGCACGTAGTCAGCATTAACCTCAATGCGATTCTTGCGTTCTTCCATGAGGGTTTGGATGCGCTTTTGAATGTTGAGTTTTGCTAAGTTTTGACATGCGATATCTTTTGCCGTTTTTTCACTGTACCCGGCTCTAATTGCTGCCTGCGTCGCATTTAAATCAATCAGGTACTCTCGACAAAAGGCTTCCTGCTTGTCTGTGAGAGTCATAATAGCTACCTTAATTAATGTTTATGTTTAGTTGCACTCTTCGCCCACCGTTTAGCCTGATTGAGGCAATCTTCTATCATCTTGCCTCGTCTGCTTGCGGGTTGTTTGCGGTAATACCGGATCGCTTCACTGGTGGCTAAGCTGGCGACAGATAGAGAAAAGCCGAGCTTGATTAACTCGGCCTTGACATTGGCTTCGATGAATTGCTCAGGGGTCATGATAACGCTCTACGTTATTCAAATGAGATATTGCTGAATTTCAGGTTTGCCCATTCACTTTCTGGTGGCAAAATAAGCATTCCTCTATCATCTTTAACACCAATATCCGAGATCATATCGCCAAATTCATGAAGCAGTGCGTTCATATACTTTATACCACGGCGGTTTAACTGTGGAACTTTGCAAGCGCAAATTATTGCTCGTGGATCTGCTTTTTCGCTGAATGGTGTCATCAATTTCATATAAAACCCCGCTCTCCATTCTGTCGGTTTTCTGCCCCCGAGATAACCATCAAGCAAAGGCATCAAAAAATGACGACTGACTTCGATATCACCAGTATCATAGCGGTATACGGGGCGACGATTCGTTGCCATCAGGTAATACATATAAGCCTCGGCTACTCGCCAGCAAAAGAATTCATGTGTAGTCATTTAATTAAGCCTCTATCAGTCCAGGTATGGTCATTTGCATTTCTTTGATCAACCTTTCTCTTTCTGATTCAAGCTTATGCTTTTCTCCACCAAGACCCCATTGATTCATAATCTTTGCAGCACTACTTACATTACTTTTTTTATTTTGATAGTGAAGTTCTAATCGATTTGCCTGAGCAAACTTATCTAAATGACCGAGAATCGCCGCACGAAATGTTTGATAAACTTTAACTTCAAATGCAGGAGACAACCAGGCAGCATATCTTAATGCAATCAATTCATGAGCCCATGTTCCCTTCTCATTTCCACCATTAAATACAGTAAGTATTTGATTTTGTTACAGAGTGTTTTTTAGCACTCTGGTCACTTCTTCAACAAATTCCTTAATTCCATCAGATTGTAAGAATTGACTCGGTACTTGCCATTTTTTGGCTAAACCACCTGCAATAGCTGCTTTGTGCAAATCATTAAGGTTATAAGTCCCATGCTCATTGCTGCGAATATGAATATTTTCGATATCAATAACCGAGTATTTCATATGATGCTAACCTTTCAAAAAAGAGACCTCAGCTCACACAGAACGCACAGACCCCGAACGCATCATGATTGACTGACGTTCTCTGAGGTCTATTTTGTGAATTGTCTCGGGTTTATTTAGATGCGCGGTGAGTGCGCGTTGAAATAAGAGGACGCCTTGTCGCTAAGGAGTCCCTAATAATTTAAAAAATTTGTTCAAGTATTAATCGCGGGACAAAATTGTCCTGCGGTGGTTGTCAATAATGCTGGATGTTCCCATGGTGTATGGGGGCTAGAACTTGTTGCTATTCGTTAAGTCAGTTAACAAGCTATACAACAGAAATAAAAGTGAGCTTAGTCCTGAAATGACCCAGGTGGTCAGTTTGACCTCTTGTAATAAAAACAATGAGTTAAATGGTTTTATTGACACTGTGTTTTGATGTACTGCTGTAAATACTCCGTCTGCTTTTCGTTCTCAACAATCATCGCTCTGAGACGGAAATAATCTTCTCGAGCTGATGCGCTAAGTTGTGGGCTGGCTTCATCATATCGGCTCTTGGGGGTAGCGGTTTTGGGTATTGGACACACGGCGTTAATGCGCAACCACTTAGCGCCAGCGCGAACAGCATCATTGAGCTTGGTAATTTGAGCTTTGGCATTATCGAGTTCCTCGGTGTGTTTAATATCGAGTTGGTGCAAAGCATCGATCTTATCCTGCTGTAATTTCACGGCTTCGAGTTGAGCCTGATATTGCTGCTTTACCGTTTGGTAGTTTTGTTTGACGGTTTGGTAACGGCTGTTGGTGAAAACGAGTGATAAAATCAATCCAGCAATAATCACTACGATAAATGCGTAAGGTCGCCATAACATATTACGCTCTCTATTTCTCGACGGGTCATTAGCCCTTTCTGTTTTATACCCTCATCGTATACCCAGCGTTTCATCTCATCACACGCCCCTTGTCTGTCGCCTGCGTTGAGTTTTTTGAGCAACGTTGACTGCCTGAAATTACCAATGCCAACGTTATAGACAAACGAGTAAAGGGCGGCCTGTGTGAGCGTATTGATATTAACCTTAATTAGTGGGTCAACATAGCGCTTGACGGCTTTGAGGTCATCATCAAGCCACTTATCACATTCCGCTTTGGTGTACGTCCGATTACGCGCAATATCGTTGCCTGTGTGCCCATAACAGACAGAAAGAATACCGCCACCGTCAAAATAGGGCTTAAGTCTCAATCCTTCGAAATGGGTTATCATGCTTGAGGCCAGAAATAACGCACTACCGCCTATCGCCATCAATATTTTTTTCGGTATTTTCATACTGACGCTCCTTGAGTTTGTACTCCTTTTTGCGGTAGTAGACGTTGATTAAAAATGTCCCTATCGTGCAGCCGATACCCATCACCGCTACCCATTGCTCAAGGGTGAAAAAACCTAGAACGGTCGTCATAATGCCCCAGAGATAAGCCGTCGGGGTTGAGTGTTTTTCAAACATACGCATATACCCTACCGTTGAGGGTTCCATTGCTTTGGATTAAAAAGGGAGACAGCGGCTTTACTTGTTTATGTTTCTGGCTTTGTGAGTATTGCAGGGGGACAAATGAAAAACCCCGCAAAAAGCGAGGCATTATTAATTTTTTATTTATTGTGGCATTAAAAGTAAAATTAACTAAAAAAACAATTAAGTAATAGAGCATTTAACCATATTTCTCAAACCAACCTCATGGTTATAAGGGTAGGGATCTTTAGCTGGGTCACCATGTCCAAATGCAACCCTCAGCCCATATATTTTTGCTTGCTTATCTACAGCGCGTCTGTATTCTTTTTGATAAAGAGATAATTCACTTCCGCTATTATCTTCTTTTTTTGCATTAAAAAGATAAGTAACTGGAATATTATCAAATCTTATATGCTTATTACTAATAACCTTATCAATATTCCTTGCTAAAGATGCTTCATCTTTGTCATTTTTTGACAATGATTCCACTGATGATATGGATTTAAATGAACTGGGGCAAATTGGGCTTATATTCATAATTAAAATTCCTCATGAAAATTACCACTTAAAGCATTAGTGTAACAATATGATTAAAAAAACATATGAGAGATATTTTCAAGGATTTTAATAATTCAATAACAAAAAGCCCCGCAAAAAGCGAGGCTCTAATATAATTTAAGCGCTAACTCGATAGCTTTGCGCTACTATAGCATATAATACTGTACGGATGTACGGACAGTCAAGCATTTTACTGAGTATTAGATCAGTATTTAACGTCGCTGTAGAAATTGCTGGATTTCCGCTTGTTGCCAACGTGTTAGTGTATCTGCCAGAACGAGAGTCTGTTGCTGATAACTCTCTTCAAGTAATTGTTTCATCTCAGTTAACACCTTGTCTGCATCTTCACGTTTGCGCAGCACTCGCCTTACGGCCTGTTTCTCTGCCTCATAAGTAGCTTCTTTAACGCCATTAGTGAAGTTATAAATCTTTTCGCATTCTTTTGCGATTATCGGTATTTGGTTAACTTCAAAGTTTTGAGGTGACTCCACACCTGTTGCATGACGGAGCGCATACCAGATACCTTGCGTCCACGAACGCTTAAATCGGAAGCCGTTAGCCATTGTCCAGATTAAACGAGAAAGATGTGAAGTATCATCTGCGGTTAGTAATTCTCTCGCTTCTGGCTGATGTTTAGGATGTTCATATTTACCCGTTTTGCAGATAGATGGAAGAACTTCGTTGAAGAAGCCAATCTTGAAATTGTTTTGCTTCAGGTTTATTGCTGCGAAAAATCACACGGTACAAATTAGGTTCATTCACAAATGCTGCTTCTTGTTCTCTTCCGATAGAATCAGTGATGTACGTTTTGCGTACCCCATCTTGATCTATTACTTCAGAAGCTACACGTCGTGAATTTGTGATCGTTAGAACTTCACAAACATCTTTAAGACAGAACCACGGTTCAGCATCAATTATTTTTATGCGTACATTATGAGTTTCTTTGAAAGAAAATGAGATTGATAAAGCAGCCATGTTCGGCCTCCTTATGTATTTAGTCTACAACTACCAGTTAGTAACTGGTAGCCAGGTGTCAACTGAGCTACATAAGACGCTCCGGGCATATTCCCCTTTCGAGTATTTTATTACGCCTCTCCACCCGGCCTTCGGATGTGATTACGCCGTATTACGGACATAAAAAAGCCGCATGGCTATCGGGTGCGGATGACCGCTTATGTATTCAGTACGGTCAGCATACGATAGTCTATACGGTATTGTCAATTTGTTGCTTTAAGGAGTGTGTGAACAGTGCCCGCTATGTAGGATTCAGCCCTACCCATGTAAGCCGTGATATAATCGGGTCTTTTCTTCCAGTTTTTAGCTATCATCCGGCATGAAATATGATGCTGATAGTGTAAGCAAATAATATTGTATCCGTCGATGTCATATTTCTTTAATCCTGCTACGGCCTTATCAACAATTTCGCCTTCTTCATCGCTTAACCAAGGTCTGTCATCATCGAATTTAACAGGAGCAATGGAAGACATACCTTTGTACTCGGTTCCAATGCGGCTCATGCTCCAGTTTCCCCATCCTTCGAGTAAATCTTTTACGTGCCTACTCATCTCTCCTCCGGCAATAAAATATGAATAGGGGCATGGTTTCAATGCCCTGCTTTGAATGTCTAATGGTGGTTTAATGTGTATGGGTTATTTCTTCGCCATTCGAAAGGTAATACCTGCCTGATACCAATCCGGTAAGAAAAACTCAATACGCCCTGAAAAACCTTGCAGTCGCATCGTTTTCATTCGTTTTAGCTCACTTTTCATTTGACGGTAAATTTCGTCCATCTCACCTGATTTTAGTCTGACAGTTGTATTTGCTAGCATAGCTATTTTGGCAATGGTCATCTCGCCATAAGTTATTTCTGCATGCGCGGTAAACTCGTATGGGTCTTCACCTAACTTACGATGACAGCCTATACAGTGCGAAAAACTATTTAAGGGGTGATAACGGGTGGCTTTGTGTCGCCTTGATTTGAAGTGTGAGCAGTGCAGCTTAGCGCGTTCATGCTGAAAATATCGTCCGCAATAATCGCATATCCAGTTTGTTCTTTCGCGGACTAATTCAGAGAACACGGCGTCGTATTTATCTCTTTTTAGTGCCATTTAATTTTCCTGCGCCTGTTTTAATTTCATATACTCCGAGCTTTCCGGTATTGTCACGAAACAACGTACGCCAATCGCCCAGCATTCCACTTTTTGCATAAAAACATGCATCTCACCCGTATCTAACTTTGATGTCCTCTTAAGCGTCCTGACGCGCTCTGACTGCTGTGTGGTCACATCAATACGCTCTACCACTTCATAACCGAGAAATGTATGTTTCAGCATTTCCTTCACCTGCTCAGCGGTAAAGTTAGCGTTGTTAGCACACAGATATTTGCTTATCTCAGATGCCCATAAATGAAAAAGTGAGTTTTGAGACAGGCTTCTGGTTTGCTTGTAGGGCTTGATGATGAGTTGATGCGGTTGGTTTGTTGCGAGAATAGCTTTTAAGGTTTGCCAGACGGATTTTTTCGTTGATTCGTGGAAGAGTAGCTTGTCTTCCATCACCTAATCTCTCTCATCTCCACGCCTTTAGCGGTATAACCGGTTAACTGTTTCCCCGCTATCCGTTGACGCTTTTTTGTCAAAAAATGGATATGGTCTTCATAGACATAGTAGTATTTGCCATCGACGAGAATATGTTTAAAAGCTTTCATTGGTTGATTTACATACTGCACAAATCGTATTAACTTATTGTTTTTAAATGTTTCTTTTGTGCGCACCTGTTTGAGTGTTTTTTCTTTACATCGGTAAATCCAAAAATCATTGAGCTTGCCGGTTATCTTTCTGGTACGTACTTTGATATAACCAAGTCGCTTCATTAGTTTGCTAAATTCCGCGTCATTACGAATTAAATTCCCGGTATATCGTAGCGGTTCAGCTTGCCAGTCTTTAGCCTTATAGATTTTTATCAATCCGCGATGATGATATTTATTTAGAATCGTGTATTTATCGCCTTGCTTCGGATGACGGTACAGCGTCCAATTATCGACCGCTTGTTTCCGTGCTTGTTGGTCAATCAACAACGCAAAGGTAGCCAAAGGTGAACCGTCTTTACGTTCAGTAAAATTCTTACTGACTTTGCAGATAATATTCAGTGCATAACTATCAATATCTTTGGGCTGCACAAATTCATAATAATCATTATTTTTCAATTGATTAGTTGTGCGCACCTCTGAATGATAATCATAAGATTGCTTATCCTGACCTGTCAGTCCGATATCGCTATCTGCCTCATGAACGGAAATCCCAGAGTTTAGCCAGACTAACCCATTACCATCGTGTCTTAGTCCCAAATCCGTTAATGTGCAGAGACCATCGTTAATGACTGACCAGTTGCCTGAAATAACCGCTTTTCGGGGTTAAATATATCGAAGTCCTCACTTTGGGCACAAAGATGTCCCTCACAGCGATTTGCCATGCCTTGAATGTTCATATTTTTGCCTGTTTGATTTTTATTTGGTGGGATTTAGCGGAGTACAGGTGAAATTTTCTATTGACACTTTTGGCAATTTGCCACGATTTCCAGCCTTGTCACTACCAACAGTCCAGTAGTAATCCAGTTTTCTAAATTGCATTTTAAACATGGAAGGCTGGGATAACATTTTCAGGCAATCCTGTTCTGATAGTGCTTTGTCGCTAAAGCGATACCAATGCACAGGCTGGCCACCATCCTTAACAATGGTTGCTTCGATTTGGTATTTCATTGGGTTTCCTGATTATTCGAAGATATTGAAGCTGGGTTTAATCTCTAGAGACATTGTTGTTCATCCAAACTTGGTCATAATCACTGTTTGGCATGTTGGCGATATAATTGTATGGACTTGTATTTTCTTCTGCCAAAAATTGATGGGCTTGCTTGTCCAGATACAACGAAATTTTTCCTTCCCATCCTTCCCCGTTTCTCTGTTTTTCTAAACACAATATGGAAGCCGGCTCTTTTAAATACTCCCGCTCTTTTTCAGTTAATAGTTGACTGGCCTCTAGCTTCTGTAACGCTCGCTCTCTGCGCTTATTTCGCCAGATGATGAAAAGATTATCGGCAAGGTCAGTGATAGAACCCGAGCCTTTTACGTCCATTTTCCCTGTGGGTTTTTCTTCACTTTCCGATTTACGGCTGTGTGTCACTAAAATAACGTGGCTTGAGGTTTTGTTTTTAAAATCACACAATGCATCCATGAAGGCTTTTTGCCCATTGTAATCATCATCGGCAAGCCCGCATTTCATCAGGCTATCTATGATAAACAGATTGATACCATATCGGCGGTTTGCATATCTGAAGATTTCCAGTAATCGTGATGATTTCGCTGTCCCTGTTAAACCAAATAACCAGAGCCTATCATCATAAAACTTAAAAGCGGACTCAATTTCTAATTGTGAGGGTAATTTAGTGCAGGTTGCTTGACGGGTTAGACGCTTTAAAAACGTTGCGGGTTTTAACTCAAATGAAGCAACACAAGCCCTGATTTCCTGACGCATCGCTTCACACAGAATATGCCCTAATATTTCACTCTTACCGTGCCCATTAACCCCATTGAGTAGCGTTAACTCAGATTCACGATAACTGAAATGTCGATTTAATGACTCCCAAGGTGTCTTGAACAAATATTCCTCTCTGCCGTAGAATGCATCAAGCGTGCTCTGATAAAAATCTCTCGCTGTGCAGAGTTCTTCTGGGTCAAAATAAGCGGCTGTTTCAAGGCAGTGTACAATTTCCTGCTGTGTCAAGCCAGCCTGTAAACATTCGTTAATGTCCTTGTGGGGCAATTTAACTAAACGACACCGATATTCCCCTAATCGACGAGCAATTTCCAGGGCTGCTTGTTGCCCCACTTCGTCATTGTCCATCGACAACCAGATTTCAGTAAAGCGGTCAAGGTTATGAAATTCATACTCAATCCATTGTTGTTTTGCCCCACTGCCTCCACCAAAAGGAACCGACAATGCGCTTAACCCGTACTGATGATAGCTCATGCAATCAATTTCACCCTCGCACAATATGACTGCACGAATCGCTTTAGGCAACGCCTGCCAGCCAAACAAACAAGGTTCACAATCCGCTTCAACTGAAATGACCTTTTTCCCATGAGGTCTGACTGTGCTAATGCGTTTTACCTGTATCAGTTGGCCTTCTCGCTTGTAAGGGAACGCTATAGCGGGTAATTCCCTGTTATCTTCAGGTGACCAGACAATCCCATCGCTGACCTGAAATTCTTCTGCCGTTTTGCGGTCTATGCCTCGTGATTGAAGATATTCGTAACAGTCTTGTGGTTTACGGACGGTTTTCTTCAATGATGCGGGTTGTGGGCGTTTAAACTGTTTTTTCCGTTTTGCTTCAAATGCACCGGATTCATCCGCTATCCCAAGAAACTGTTTTGCTTCGGCCATCGCCTGATGCAAACTACAGTCCCTGACCTGCACCCACAAATCGAGTAAATCTCCCCCTGTTCCCTCAGCAAAATCTGACCAAACCTTTTTGCCAGACAGATTAACTTTTAAACTTTTCCCCTGTTCCCCCTGCACAGAGCCAGCCACCCACTCATACCCCTCTTTTTTGCCTTGAGGTAAGAGATAGTTAGCCACTCTGACAACATCAAGCCATAAGCGCTCAGATAATTCTGTAATGGTAATCATGCTTCCCTCAGATTGAATCTATTGAACCCGTATTGCACAATGCCAGCACTTAGCCAGCCGTGGTTGTGCCCACGGATGAGTATTGATTTGATAATTGATTTCATGATGAATAACTCAAAAAATTAATTTTTAGGCCACTCAAACTTAATTTCTCTAAAGCTCTCCATACCGCATTCTGAGCAGCGATAAAATTTTAGTGGTCGAATTACGTTTAAATCGAGAAAACAACTTAGAATGGATTACAGAGCGTTTTAAAGGGTATCTGAATAGCAAATTGAGATTGAATTTTAGATTTTTATAAAATTTGGCGTTTCCGTGGCAGATATATTTCCATCATCAGAAAAATACCAAGCCGTTGCTAACAGTAAACGTTGATGTGGTGGTTGTTTGAGGTTTTGGTGAATGTGATTGTATTACCGGTTTATCATCCAGCCAGCGTTTGCCATTGAGGTAAGTGGCAGGATGTAACTTTTCAAAGCCAAACTGATTAGCCTGTAACCTCGCACGAATATCAGCCACAAGAAATTCGGCAAACTGTTCCGCTGTCTCACCTATCTCTTTCCGCCACAACTTGAATTGAGTTTTAAATGCTGACTTAGCTGATTGCTTACCCACCTTTCGTTGAACCTGTGGCCAGAATATGCCTTCAAACGCTAAATCAATTGTATTTTGATTTGCTGTTGTGATTTCAGATTCTGTTTTTTCAACCTCAGATCGAACGGGTTCGATCAATATGTTTTTATTCTTTGTAGTAATCTCTGTAGTAGTCTCTGTATACGTATCACGTTTAGCCGTAGGGGGTGTTACGTTTTTTCGTAGGGGGTATTCCGTTTCAACGTAACCCCTATTACGTTTTTTCGTAGGAGCTATTACAGAAACTGGTTTTAGTTCAGGTTGATTATTAACCAATTGTGTAGCGTTAGTTATCTCATCAATGCGTGCAGGAACAGGTTCAATAAACAAAACATTACAACAAGCCCCGGTTGAAGTATTAATTGTACGGAGTTCTAGTGTAATAATACCTTGCGATTTCAATCGTTTTAAGGCATCAGTCACTTCTCGTTTTGTAAATCCGAACTGATCAGCAAAAGATTGATAGCTACGCTGTAATTTGTCACCCTGAAAACGCTTGCGCCATCCTGTCAGTTCACCCGTAGACTCATCCCTAATTTCAGTTGGACGATACCAGTAAATAATTTCAGACAGTAAAACAATAGCGGTGCTATCAGGTTTTCCACTTGGCATTTTGATGTGATGCCACCAGTTAGCAGGGATAACATTACCAGACAGATTTATACGCCCAATTTGGTTAACGGTCTCGGTTGGAGTAAGATGTTTCATTGATTACCTCTAATTGATTCTTGACGATGTTTAAGCCTTAATTTTGCATCTTCAAATGCGGCTTTTAGCTTCTTGGCGGCTAACTCCGTGAAAGAGCGATTGACCCTCTCTCGAATAATGTTTTTATGGATATTTGACTGGTAAAATCGTAGCTTTTTTGGCATAATGACCTCGCTGAAATTGAAAGAAAAAAGGGAAATTTGGCGTTTCCCTTCTCCTTGAAATACTAGTTAAATACAACACTCGATCTGACATTCTGAAGCTTCATCGTTTTTTAACCTTGAAGCTTCTTTTTTTGGCAGTCTCAAATGCTCCAGCATGTCTATCAGCTTGCGTATTTCTTCACCTGATATATTCGTAATAACAAGCTCCTGTGTCGATGAATCAGGCACACTCACCACATGCCTTGGCAAGCCGTATTCTGAAACGACCTGACAGGCTAATTTAAAGATTCTGGTTTTATCCCGACTCGCTGTTGATGGATGAATTCCTAGTGATTTAGCAAACCCGTTATTACCCCCTTCTGATGCCATCTTCTGGTAGAAGTAAGATTCTAAATGCTCAGGTTTGCAGGTGATTTTAATAGTATTTGAATATTCCATGGTTATAATCCTTAAGTAATAAAATTCCCTACCTCGATATTCCTATGAGGTTGTGGCGGCTCTAACGCATATTCAGAGCGAGTCAAAATGTTAAAGAACGGTCTTACTTAGATGGTATTTTGCTTTTCGGCGGGTATACCATCTGTTGGGTTTGGGTAAATGTCAGGGCGTAACTCATGGGGAGTGATCTGCCACTCTAAAACTTCACATAAGCGAAGAATTTTTTTAGGAGGTACGCCATTTTTAAACCATGAACTTATAGCTTGAGGTTCATGGCCTATAAAATTTGCAATTTCAGTTTGACTAGCTATTCCAGCTATACGTTTCTTAATGTTTTTATCCATAAAGCAGCCCTCAATATAGAGATTTATTAATTTACAAGAAAAAATTAAAAAATCAAGAAATTCTTTCAGGGAAGATTACAAGGAAATGTTGTAAAATAATTTTATGAAAGATCAAAAAAACATAAATTCATCCCTGAGAATTATTCAGGTGTTAAAAAAGAATGGCTGGAGCCAGTCAGACTTAGCAAGGAGGCTAAGTATTAGCCCACAAGCTATTCAACAGTGGGTGAAAGGCATTAGTTCACCTAGAGGAACTAATTTAAAAAAATTATCAGAAATTACAGGATTCCCGCCTCATTGGTTTTTCATGGATGAAGCTGAAGAAAAAGCATCTCATTCGAATGTAACAAAATCCGCAAAATTATCAGAACAACATAAAATTCTTATTGAATTGTTTGAAAAGCTCCCTGAAAGTGAAAAGAATTTACTAATTGACTCTCTTCATGAAAAACAGCGTCATTATGATAAATTATTTGAAGAACTTGCTAAAGCTCGCGGAAAAAAATAATCTAATTATCAAATAAATAAACTCTCTTTTGAGTTTTGCTCAACTTAATTTTCAATTTTTAATTGAAAATACACTTGCAATTTACAATATTTTCTTGCAATCTATATCCCATCAACTCACTGCAACAGGCAGACGCCAGACAATACTCCGAGTTATCTGAAACCTTGCCAGACGTTGCCAAGTAGCCAGCCTGAGGCATATGAACATGAAGGCAAGTGCAGCCATCAGTAACTAAGTCATCTCGCTCTTTAACATATTGGAATCAAGCTCTGAATAAGCGTTAGAGCAACACCACCAAGTGAGTTTTGGGGTGTGTGAATATAAAAAACACTCAAATCTCGGTTTTATACCAGGGAATAAACAGACTGTGAGTACAAACCGAAAGTATTCGGCACACACCACTAAAACTTATTTAGGAGGTAACAAAATGGCAACCATTATCTTTAAACCTAAAAAAGACAATGTTAAATCTCGTCGCCTGGCAAAACAAATGGCATTTTGGGATAGAAAACGCGCTGAATATGAAGCTAAGCCCAAGCCACGTTCTACAAAGAAAATCCTTGATTCCATATTCAACAAGCAAGATGATACCGTTAATACCCTTGCATCACTCACTCTCAATCTAAAAGACAAGAAACCTCAGCCTTCGTTTGATAACTGTTGCTTACCGAATACTTATCTCTATTCTGCAAGAAAATACTCAAAAACCCGCAAATTAAGAATTGCATAACAATTTGATAGTCTTTGCAGCAATCTTATCCTACACTTAGTCCATAAGTTTGAGATAATAGCTTTCCCTCCCGATGGGCTGGGAATTTGAAATCTCCCAATTTCAGGAAGGCCGGCTGGTAACTAAGCGGTTATTGTGAGAAACAATCCATTAATAAAATCAAAGCGAATTATTTTTCAGAGTTCTTATTGTTTTATTTTGATAGAGGTCAGCCTCAAGCATTAGGTTCTTTTTAGTCAACTTTTCAATTAAAAGGGCATATTTCCAAGGGATAACTTCCCCCCAAAGACTAACTGTAGATTTGGAAATGTTAAGAACTTTTGCTGTAGCAACCGTACCTCCAAAATAATCAATCACATTTTTCTTAAGCATAAAAACGGATTTCCATCCACAGGAGATTTAGCTATGCCAGAAAGTTTACACAACAAAACAAATATGATCAATATTCAAAACTAAAAATGTTTAATAATATAAACATGAAAAAAACAACTATTAATGAACGCATCATCTTACGCATGCGACAATTAAAGCTAAAACACAAAGACATTGTCAAAGCTACTAAAGCCTCTAAAGGAGCGGTGAGTCAATGGGTCAATGGCGGGAATAAACCGTCAGCAGATTATGTGGCTGCTTTAGCCCACGTGCTTAAAGTGAGTGAAAAATGGTTATTAGAAGGTGAGTTAAATGATGAAGTAATACCCTATCATAATAAAATGAAAAAAATACCACTACTATCACTTGAGCAGGCAGTAACATGGAGTGATAGTATTATGAATAATGATCATTGGATAGAAACTTCGTCTAATACCAATAACTCTTGTTTTGCGGTTCAAATTAAAGGGGATTCTATGGTAAGTACAACTGGTTCAGGGATTTCCCTTCCTGAAGGAGCGTTCTTAATTATTGATCCGAAATATAAAGTTAGCAGTGGTCTTATAGTGGCTGCCCATTTACCTAGTTCTGATGCCATTATAATAAAAAAATTAATTATAGACGGACCAAATATTTATCTTGTTTCTATAAATCCCAATTACAAACCTATTCAAATTGACACTTTAGATTATATCATTGGTGTTGGAACTCGTATTGAGTTTGATCTTGTGTAATCAATTCTTTTCAATAACTCACTGAATTAAAAAATCAAATCTAAAATTCTTTTAACATAAACTGCCTGCCTAAAGTTTAATTAATAAAACATATATTGACACAGTAAGTTTTGTTATCTAAACTACATTCCATCAACTCACTGCAACAGGCAAACGCCAGACAATACCATGAGTTATCTAAAAATTTGCCAGACGTTGCTAAGTAGCCAGCCTGAGGCGTATGAACATGAAGGCAAGTGACGACAGTTATGCAGTACCGCTCTTTAACCCTCTTTCGCTGAAAAAGCGTAACCATAAAACACCCAAACATTTGGTTTTGGGGTGTGTGAAATAACCAAAATACAGCCATTAAGTTCAAACCAACACCAGGGAACTACCAATATGACTGTAAATATAATCCGGACACCTCCGGCACACACCACCAAAACCCATTGTAGGAGGTAATATGTGTAACTTTCATGGTTATGATAATGCTCGCCGTCGTAGACATGAGCGCAGAAAAGCCAAACAAGTAGCTTACGACTATAACAAAGCACTTAATATGGCACTGAAAGCAGCCTTAAATCCAAGTAAACCCTCTCAGCAACAAACACCACCCAACACTAAACGCCCTGCTCTTTCACTAAAAAGAAAAGTGATGAGTCGTGTTGAAATAGCAATATCAATTCGTCCGACTAAAGTTTATGACTCATTTGATAATTGTTGTTTGCCAAAAGTGGCTTTGTATTCAGTCAAATCGAAACGTTACTGTACTATTTTGATGTCTGGAGATATGACGGCAAAATTTTGAAGTTAATTTCGAACTGACATTAAATATAATATATCATTGAAGGAAAAATTAATGAGCAGGCAAAAATTAATGTTAGTTCACAATCTAAAGCATGAAGATAATATTATTAATGCATCATCCACTTCATCAGTTTTGGCAAAAAGAATAGGCCATACCTTGAAAAATCGTTTTGAACCATACATTCATAATAGAGAATGTATAAAAGAACAATCTGATTACGAAGTAAAAATGACATCAAGAGCAATTGCTGCTTTTTGTATTTCTCAATTAGCCAATGTTGACGATGAAATTGCTGGTGAGTCTGTGTGTGATAGTTCAACAGACGGTGGTATAGATGCTATTTGTGTCAATCATATTGAAAAATTAGTTGTAGTTGTTCAAAGTAAATTTAACCAATCTGGCAAAAACACATGGAATAAAAGCGATTTTTTATCATTTAAAGATGCGGCAGATCATCTCTTATCAGAAAATTTCAGTAGATTTGATACATTCTTAGTACAAAAACAAAAAGATATAATAATCGCTTTAGAAGATTCAGAATATAAATTTAAATTTGCCATGATCCATACAGGAAAGAAAGGTGCCGCTTCTATTATTCTAGAAGATATGCAATCTTGGCAAAATTCTTTAAATAAAGAATCTTTAATGGAAGAAAATACTCCGGAAGAAGATTGGCCATTTCAAATTCATTTAATTTCAGCAGAAGATATTCAACAATGGTTGCGAGATGGAACATCACAACAAATAGACTTAAAAGGTGTTGAATTAATTCAATGTGGGAAAATAGATGAAAATCAACAAGCGATATATGGCACGCTAACGGGTGATCAAATATATGAATGGTATAAACAATACGGTTCAAAACTATTTAAAAGAAATATAAGAAATCTGCTTGGTAAAACAGAAGTTAATGATGCTATAAAGCAAACAGCTATTTTAGAACCAGAAAATTTTTGGTATTTTAATAATGGAATTACTTTACTTGTAAATGAAATAATACCACACAAAAGAAATACGATCAGAACTATCCATCTAAAGACATTTAACTTCAAAAATATTAGTGTAATTAATCGTGCTCAAACAGTAAGCACAATAGGAACATTATCTCATTTATCATTGGAGCATCTTTCCAGAATAAAAATTATTGCTAGATTTATAAAGTTAGAAAATTATGATTCTGATGAAATGTCAAATAAAATTACTAGAGCTAATAATCACCAAAACCGAGTCACAGGGAGAGATTTTGCTGCACAACATTCAGAACAAAAGAGATTAGCCAATGAAATGGCAATTAAAGGATATACTTACATTCTTCTTCGTTCAGAAACCGATTATAGTATATCAGAAAAAAACATAGATATGGATGAAGCTCTAAATGCCCTCGCATGTTTAACTTGTAATCATGTTATTTTATCAGCATTAAAATTATATAGAGGAAAGTTTTTTGAAAACCTAAATAGTAACTTATATAAAAGTATTTTTAATTCATCTATTTCAGGATTAATGATAATTAATGCCGTCTCATCTTTTAGATTGTTGGAAAATAACTTAAAAGAAAATGAAAAAATAATACTGGCAAGAAAAAGAATTTAATAGTTCATGGTTCTAGGGTTTTATCTGCCATAACTTTATTAAAACTAGTAAAACGAATAAACAAAAATGAAAAAATCATTATATCTGATATAGATAAAGAACGAATCAGCCTACGGCTGCAAATCGATAACCAGTAAGTACAGACATAAAAAAAACCGCCTGTAATTGATTTTAAGGCTATCAAATAAAAAAACCTATCATTCCCTATTACCCATCGTATATCTCTTCATAAAAAGTGATACAGGACGTTTTATAGCGTGTTTTGTCGGTTAGTTAAATAAGATTTGGTTAAATAATCCTGCAACGTTAAAATTGATTATTTTTTCACCCTAAAACATGACAGTTATTAATCGTTAAATGGCTAATTTCGTTTCTTTTTTCCGTGAGTTAACTTCCCGATGAGAGCTGATTTTCAACCCAAACCGTTAAAATTGCTTTTTGAGCGGAATAATGCATGGGCGGCGATCATGGAAACTACCCAACTGAGAGATATTGAAATCGAGGTGGTAACAAAAATGTTAGCCTGTGGCACAACGATGATGGGGTTCCGTCAATACTGTTGTGAAAATGAAGATTGTGCTCATCAGAAGTTAGTTTGTTTTACCTGCAAGGGACGAGGTTGTCCATCCTGTGGAACAAAAGCCACGGATACTTGGATAGACACAAATATAATGCGTTTACCGGATGTCGAATGGCAACATGGTACGTTTACGATGCCGGATAGTCTTTGGCTTCTCTTTGAATTGAATCGATGGTTACTAGGGAAACTGTTCCCGTTTGCTGCGGACAATTTACTTTATGCAGCAAAAAAACGGGGATTAACAATGGGTATTTTTGGTGCGCTACATACCTATGGGAGAAAACTAAACTGGAACACGCATATTCATCTCTCATGGACAATGGGCGGCATCAATCAAAATGAAAAATGGAAGTCGATGCAATTTGACCTCGCTAAAGTCAGAAAACGTTGGATGTGGAATATTCGACAATATCTTCTTTCTGTCTGGGGGAAAATTTACCTACCTGAAAGTTTACAGCACATAAGAGATTATGATGAGTGGAAGCGGTTTATTCTGAATGCAGGGAAAAATGCTGAAGGTAAAGATTATTGGCATGTTTATTTTGCCGACCCGACATCCAATGCCCAAAAAACAGCAAAGTATATTGGGCGTTACCTGAAGAAACCGCCAGTCTCTGGCGCAAGGCTAGCGCATTATGATGGAGGAAGTCGCATTACGTTGCGGTTTTTCGACCATAATACCGGTCATTATAAAAATTTAGATTTAACCCAGAAAGAATTAATTTTACGGCTTATCAAACAGATCCCCGAGAAACATTTTCGGATGATCCGTTATTTTGGTTTTTTGGCAAATCGAGTGGTGGGAAAATTACTCGATATTGTTAGAAAAGCAGTGGGACAATCGGCATTCAAAAGAAAACGTTCGATGACTTTTACCCTGCTAAGCCAGCGGTTTTTAGGAGTCGATCCGTTTAGTTGCATTCTTTGTGGTGGCAGGATGAAATTTTCTCGTTTTATCGAAGGATTGAGGATAGCTCAATTAGTCGATCATGCTTTAGAGATTGCTCGAATGCGTTACGTCCCCTTTTTGGGGTAAGGGGAGATCTACTTAAAATCCACTCAATTGTACAAAGTTAACTCATATTGTTCATAAAAACATCATTACCGCTTATTGACAAATCTTTCTCTCGCCTCAAAAAGAAAAAAATCACGTTTGATACCCGTTATGCTGCTTAATAATTAATGTTAATTTTTCGTTAAATTATTTTTGAAATTCTTATACATTTTGTTTAAAATTCTTATACATTTCTAGTGACTGCCGCCATCGTATTGTGGAATACGGTTTACTTGGAGAGAGCGATCAACTCATTACGTGCTCATGGACAATTTGTAGAGGAGGAACACCTAAAATATTTATCTCCTCTTGGATGGGAGCATATTAATTTGACAGGGGATTACGTCTGGAAAAATAGTTCTAAAGTAGGAGCGAGTAAATTCAGGGCATTACGTCGATTCAACGGGTCTTAGCGTACAATTTTTTCCGTTTTCTGAGGGGACCCCTATAAGTTTACCAGAAATTGATTGAATAGGTGTTTTAGGGAAATTTGTGCAGTTTTGATACTGCGTTTGACGTTAGCATTAAAGTTAAAACGCCCGATAACGCATTTTGAGAACCGATAAAATTTTAGTTGTACGAATTTACGTTTTTATCGAGAAAGTTGCTTAGAATGGATTACAGAGCGTTTTAGTGATGGTTATGACGGGTATTTCTGTTTTAATTTTCAAAAATGATTGGATTTAACGATTTTCAGTTTCTGATAGGTGATTCTTGATGTACAAAATCGTTCGGTTTCGGACACTCCACAAAACACCTGTACAAAAATAGGTTAAATTACGTTTCGTACAGTTGTTTTAATTCGTACATCTTTTTCGGTCAGGTTATTTGACCGCTTCTTTCAAAGTTTTACCCGCTTTAAAACTCGGTACGTTTGCAGCAGCAATTTTAAGAGCATCGCCTGTTTTGGGGTTTCGTCCATCTCTGGCTGCGCGGCGCTTAACCTGAAAGCTACCAAAGCCAACTAGCTGTACGTCATTTCCTGCCTTTAGTTCTTCTGTCACCGTTCCGAGGAATGCATTAAGCGCCTTTTCTGAATCTTTTTTGGTTAAGTCAGCTTTTTCAGCGATTTGATTGATGAGTTCTGTTTTGTTCATGTTGTGCCTGAATTAATAAATACGTTAATTCTAGTGATGCTAGCCGGAGCAACAGGATAGTGCAATGTTTCAGGCTAATTTAACTCAAAAAATATTTTTAATTAAAATCCCACCGCTCGACGCAAGTCTGTGACCGAGCGTAGCGAGTGAGCAGACGAGGAAGCGGAATATCACATTTGTTAAAAAGGAATATGGCACTCAGTAGCAGCATATTTTTTGGTTTGGTTTTTTTGTTAGAAGAAAAGTTATCCACAGGGGGTTCGCCGATTAAAAAAGATTATATTTTTTTGATTAAAAAAGATTAGCTAGCTTTTTTTGTGGATTTATTATTTTATTTTTTCCTTTATTTTCAATAAGTTATATAATTCCCTATTGGGGCTTTTTATCTTTAAAATCAATAATTTATAAAATTACTCGGTTAAAAGATTACCTTCCAATTTATTTCATTGAACGAATATAAGTTATTGTATTTATTTATTTTTTATTTTTATAACTGCTTTTAGTTAAAGCTATTTACATGTCAATTTTTTTTAGTAATTGTTCCACCCTACCTGCTATCCCGTGCCACCCTACCTGCTATCCCGTGCCACCCTACCTGCTATCCCGTGCTTTATTGGGAAATATATATCTGAAAAAATGTTGACAGGAATTATTGGTCACTATATAAGTGTAAGTGTAAGTGTAAGTTTTGCATTATGGGGGAAAATTGAAAAGAATAAAATATGCAGATTATGAAAACGATATAGTTAGGTTGAGAAATGAAGGAGTTAGCTATGCAAACATTGCTCTTTGGCTTGCAGAAAACAAAAAAGAAATGGCCTCTGTTAATGGTGTCAGAAATTTTTTGCTGAAATTGGAGATAAAAGAAAAATCAAGTAAATAAGTGTTGCCCTTATCCAGACAAGAACGCAGGGCAACACTAGGCATCTACATCAATAGAGGAATATTGATATGTCTGCAAAGAACATGATAAGTGTTTATAAAAGGTTATGTAAAGAAGTTACTCTGCGTTTTTTTACAATGCGTGGGGATGCGTTTGCATTATTGTTGTACATACTGACGACATTACGAGCGGAGGTTATGTGAGCAAAAACGTGAAATCTCGTTGGGATGACATTGGTAAACGCATTATGGAGAGAAAAAATAAGTCTCCTGATAGGGTTGCTGATAAAATTAATGCGATCCTTAACCGTGAAGATGAGTTATCAGCATCACCAATACCAAATACAACAATGAATTCTCAATCTCTTAATACTATTTCTAAGGAAGAAAATAAAAAAAAATACTTACCCATTAGTAAAAAAACACAGATACCTGCACCGAATGTGGTATTACGCAGTGCTTTGTTTGGTGTTGTAAAAAGAGGTTCTAGGAAATATGAAAAAAATGTTCTGAAAACTACACTAAATGGCTACACCGTAAAATTTACAGGTGAACAATTAGATCAGTCGGATTTGGATGTATGGCTAGAATGTTTACAACGTTGTCAGGATTCTCCTCTAGGGTATACGGTTCGGTTTGCAGCTCATAATTTTTTGCTTTCAATACAGCGGAATACAGGTAAATCAGATCATGAATGGCTGAAGAATAGCCTCCTACGTTTAAAAGCCAATGCGGTTGAAATTTCTGACGGTAAATATACTTATATCGGTAGTATTATTGATTTAATCTACCGAGATGAGAAAACAGGGGAAAATTGCTTGGCGCTAAATCCTAAAATATCAGCCTGTTTTGGTGATGCAGGTTGGACAGGAATAACTAAAGAAATAAGACTCAAACTTAAAGGTAAACCTTTGACTCAGTGGTTATATGGTTTTTACAGCAGTCATGCTAAGCCGTTTCCCGTAAAAGTAGCGACACTGAAAGAATTGTGTAGTAGCGAAATAAAAGAATTATATAAATTTAGGCAGATATTACAAAAATCTTTGAACGAATTATCTGCTGTTACTTGTTGGTTATATGAAATTGATAACACAGATAAGGTAATACTTAAGAAACATTGAAATAAAAATAACGCTCTTTATACGTGTAACTAGCACGCACAAAGAGCTAACCCAAACCCTAATAACGCTAGGAGTCGGACTATGCGAAATAGTACGCATATTGCACGCATAATGAAAGCGTGCGGCATATCAATCGAGCAGCTTTTGAGCTTTGCTCTCACATCGAAATACCTTACAACCCGTCAGCGTCAGTACCTTCGTAGTATTGGAGGTGAGGTATGAAATATTTAACTTCAAACAACCCACCGAATTTATTTTTGAATGACAAAGAGATTAATTATGTCATCAACTCTTCTTTGGAGCGCGAAATTAATAAAATTGGCACGTTGAAATACTCCTATTCTGTCATGGATAAAAATAATCCGAACCGTTATTTTTGTTTGTCAAATTATCCCGAAGAATGGGTTGAAATTTACAAAGCAGAAAGCTACCAGTATGTTGACCCACTGATTAAAAAATCATTAAACCGGACTTTACCGTTTTTTTGGGATGAAAATATTCTCATCAATTTGAAATTGACGTTAAAAAAGATAGTGAATGCCACAAAAATTGTGATTGTTGTGGTGGTCATACTTTCATCTTTCATGACCTCAACCACTATTTGGCGCGGTTAAATGTGATAGTCGATGAGCAAAATTCCCCTGAATTGGAAACACAAATCAAAGAAAAACTGCAAATGTTGCTGATGGTCACGCACAACAAACTGATTGACGCTTATACCGAACGCAGCAATGAGGGTAAAAAGGCGACGGTAATATTTAGCCCGAGGGAAAATGAAATCCTTTACTGGGTGAGTTTGGGAAAAACGTATCTTGAAATCGCGATGATATTAGGTATTAAAACAGGCACAGTTAAATTTCATATGAGCAACGTAGTGAAAAAACTGGGCGTATGCAACGCGAAACAAGCGATAAGAGTCAGTGCTGAACTCGGCCTTATCAAGAGACTTGGGGGTGGTGCATGAAACCTGAGATGATTAAACTTTCGTTGAGCGCTAATGTTCCCTGTGGTTTTAGCAATAGCGAGGGAAAAATTCAGACTGATGCCAAAATGACAGATTTACTTTTTAAGTTAATCCGTACTCCTGAAATGAAAACATTGATAGAAAAAGTACAGATTGAAAGATCCCCATTTTTCGTAATATGCCATTTGCCATCTGATTACAACAAAGCGCCCAAAGTTTGGCAATTCCATTTTTTACCGCTTTTTTGTAGTGAAAATGGCTATCTTGGCACTTTCTTCCACGCCCACGAGTTCTTGTTTTTGTCGCCGCTGGATTATGTCGATGGCATGCAGCCTTATGCGGTTACTACTGAAAAACCAAGCAAACTGTTTACTGCTAAAGAGTGGCAAATTCTATTTTTTATGATGCAGCGATTAAGTCTCAAAGAAATTGCAAGACGATTAGATATCGGAACGAGAACAGCACGCAATCATTTAAATATTATCTATCAAAAAGCCGATGTGCATTCAGGTTGCCAATTAAGGGCATTTGGTAAATCGAAAGGCTTTGAGCGCTATATTCCTTCTGAACTACTGTCTTCTGGCAGACAACGTATTAGTTCCAAAACGGTTAATTGAGCTTATTGCTCTGGTTTTTAATCGAATAGTTAAGGAGCTAATTAATAATGCGTAATGTTGATAGGGGTTATTTTTCTCTATTTTATCCAGTATTTCCTGAGTTATCAAACAATCAAGTTGACACCGTCTTATGGATAAGAATGCATTTTTCTCCAAAAGATATTGCTAGATTGAAAAGCATAAGACATGACTCTTTGAAGAAGGAGTTGTCCAAAATAAAAAAAAAGCTGAATGTTTTTTCCCAAAAAGAGTTAGAGGCGCTTGTAGATAAAAGACTTTTTATCTTCTCATTTTGCCCAGGTGCTTTGTTAGAAATGACAAAAAATCTTTCAAATTAAAATTTCAGATAATGAAAATAAAGCCCCCTACGAGGGGGCTATTCAAGCTCCTTTATTCTTTTATACTTTACACAAAAGTCATACTGGATTTTAAGGATACAAAAACCCTATGAAGAAGGATGAAACGTTTTCATCGGTAGCGACGGTAGTGGAGTTAACACCTGAAATGAATCGCTTGTTATCTCAAGCGGCTGCTCGTTCCAGACGGAGCAAAACACAAGAGGCGACCATTCGACTTTTTGACCATTTAAAGAACTTTCCGGATATTGCAACAGAAGGTCGACGATTTAGAGAGCATAATTAAAAAATATAGCAGATAAGATAATGTTAGGTGTGATTTTTCTGAAATATTTTGTTACAAAGTTAAGAAAAATACCGTAGAAAATACTGTACCCGCTTTTTTTTCTGGCGACTACGTTTAAAGAGTAATAGGAGCAATAACGCTTGTTATTCATAAAAATGCACGATTCCCGATAAAAGAGGCTTGAAATGATAACAACCAAAGATACCGAAAAAAACATATTGTCATTGGATTCATTAAATCAAATTCCATTGATAGCAATCATGGAGCGATCTGGGCTTCCTTGGGGAATTAAAGACACAGAATCTCGATTTGTTTATATGAATCAAGCCGCCATGAACTTTTGTAATATCCCTAAAGGGTTTGATTTTGAAGGTCGTCTAGATGAAGAACTACCTGTTGCTTGGTATGACTTAGCGCCCGAATTAAAAGCCCATGACAGGAAAGCAGAATCAAGCAAAGAAGGGGCTGTAATGGTCAACAAATTCTGTAGAAGATCTAAGCGGCATTCTTTAGTTCATGATATTTTTGATGTGGCGTTAAATAACCAATTGTTGAATGGCGTCGATAATAATTATAAAACTGAATGTAATTTTCAACTTCATAGACAACAGATTGATGATTCATAAACGATAAATGGTTAAGCTTTTCTGTCTTTAAACTCCTAAAAAATCTTTCCATCACGGCATTATCGAGGCAATTACCTCGCCGACTCATGCTTTGAGTTATTTTCCGTTCAAAGAGGTGCGCCCTAAACTCCTCCGATGAATATTGGCAACCTTGATCTGAATGGAACATCAAACTTGTCGTATCCGGTAATTGCCGTTCAATGGCGTTATCTAAGGCTTCTTTCACTAATTTCGTATCCGGTTTTGTTGATAAGGCATAACCAATAACTTCTTTGGTGGCTAAATCTAACACGCAAGCTAAATAGCTCCACCCATAGTGATATCTAATATACGTGATATCACCGACATAATAGTGATTATGCTGTTGAGGGGAAAATTGTCGTTTAAGCAAATTAGGGGCATATCGATGTTCGTTACCCGATGAGGGATAGTAATGCTTTTTCGTTGGTCTAATTGCAACTAATTGATTTAATTTCATGATGTTTGATATTTTATAACTGAGGAAACAATCCTAGTATCTAAAAAGATTTTTTTGTATAAAAAATGGTCTAATATATAGCTAAAGGAATAATAGTTATATTTAAAGCAATAATGAGCAAATAACGTTCATAATGTAATAAATAGTTATTTAAAAAGCTACTTGTTAACAATAGAATCGGCTAAAGGTTAACAAGCAAAACTTGAATAGCGTAAGATGACGAATCGAGGTGGACTATGTCACAAGAACAGGAAAAAGATAAAAAAGTTTGTAAAACTATTAGGCGTTCTGCTGAATATAAAAAGGCTATGTCTGATGCCTTTAGAATAGCAGCAAAGGAAATGGAAAAAGTGAGATAAGGATTGATGGCAATAGAAATAACTCGTAGCTTTCATGTACAGAAAATTCTATTAAACCTTGTTGTTAATTTAGGAACTATAGCAGAATCGTTTATTAGCTAATTCGAAGAATATAAACAAAAATGTATTGGATTCGGTGATATTCCTATACCTCCATACCATATCCAGCTAGAACACCCATCTCATGTTGAAACTATTGGCAGAGATAAACCAATGAAAAGGCCAAACTCTGCCAGATATGAAGAGCTACATCATACTCATTTGTGGCAAGAGAACTCTATCTGGGAAGATGACGATGGCAAACTAGTTCAATGGAATAGTACAAGTGACTCGTTCATTATTTATTCCTACTTTATTGATAAAATTGGTGCTCATCACTTTTATATTATTGATTTAGTGTATGACAAAGCGCATACCCTAATAGAAAATAACAGCCAAATCCTAAAATGGGTCGCTATTGCTAAAAAATTTCGGCTACAAAATATCTGATATAGGGTAATAACAACACTAAAATTCCATGCTTACCTTAATCTACTGTGCGATAAAAGAGACTGGATTTTGTTATACTAATTGAAATAAAATCACACCTATCCGTTATTGACTATTGTATCAATACTCAAAGCGGGCCATACAGTTACCTATTTTAATAAGAATAAATTCATGCGCACATCCTCTTTGTCAAAGTCAGAACGTATATTTTTTCCGTTAAGTTTAACGTTATTTGAATTTAGCGTGTACATCGCTAACGATATGATCCAACCCGCCATGTTAGAAGTGGTAGCAAATTTCAATGCTGGCATAAAATGGATCCCCACCTCCATGACAGCATTTCTGGCTGGGGGCGTCTTCTTACAATGGTTGTTTGGCCCATTATCAGACAGACGTGGTCGACGTCCAATTATGCTTATTGGCGTCTTGTTCTTTATTATTAGCTGTTTAGCCATTTTGCTCGTTTCGAATATTGAGCAATTCATTGCCATGCGATTCTTACAAGGCATTGGGCTGTGCTTTATCGGTTCAGTTGGCTATGCAACTATTCAAGAGGCTTTCAACGAAACCGTCTGCGTCAAAATTATTGCACTAATGGCCAATGTGGCTTTGATAGCGCCATTACTGGGGCCATTGGCAGGCGCTACCTTAATCAATATCCTTCCCTGGCAAGGCATATTTATTATTTTTGCTATTTTAGCTTTGATCGCATTCGTCGGCTTATTCTTCTTCATGCCAGAAACCGTAACGCAAAAAGCGGAAACATTATCTTTTCCCCATTTATGGCGTGATTATAAACAGGTACTGAAGAATCAGCATTTTATCAGCGGCGCACTTGCAATAGGATTTGCCGCCGTACCGCTACTAGCTTGGATAGCACTCTCCCCTGTTATTATCATAAGTGGAGAACAGCTCTCAATGCTGATCTATGGATTATTACAAATACCAGTTTTCGGTGGATTAATTATTGGGAACCTAACATTAAGCCGTCTAACTGGAAAAAAAACTTTAGTTCAGTTAATTAAATTTGGTGGTAAACCGATAATCATTGGTCTGATAATAGCTGCCAGTTCAATATTTTTCTCATCAGGCGCTTACCTATGGATAACTGCGGGTCTAACTGTATACGCATTCGGGCTTGGAATGACGAACGCCTGTTTAATCCGATTAACCTTATTTTCCAGTGATGTCAGCAAAGGCACTGTTTCTGCCGCTATGGGCATCATTAACATGGTAATATTTATTTTAGGCATAGAGCTTGCCAAAATAGTTTATCTATGGAGAGATGAAGGTGCCTTTAATTTGCTAAATTTATTTTGCGGGTTATGCTGGTTGCTTTTAGCTACGTTTTTTACTTATAAACTCCCCCGAAAAGAAGAAACATCCACGATTAAACAACTTTAACAACTTCTTTCTTATCTTCCGAACAGCCACAGCTACCAGCTGTGGCTAATGAAACTTATACTTCCAACCATTTCCGCTAGCACTTTTATCTTAGCCCACCTCTTTTACAACAGGAAAAATGGATGCCAAATAATATGAGATTTACCCTTTATTTTATATTTAGTATTAAGAAAATTTTTATTGGTTAACTACCAAATAGTCTCTCACACTGGTAGTGTAAAAAGTTATATAAAAAATACAATACTTACATCTTGATAGAATTTTATTGCCTTTACACTAACTGCTATTGAGTGACCATATAAGTTGCGTATTATTGGTTAATAAATTTCATTTATCTATGGAACGTAAATTATGCAATCATTGTAAGAAATTCTTATCGTTACGTTTTTTTATCCTTTAGTTATTTATCATTAGCTGAAAATGGCAATATAACTAAAGATACAAATAGAAAATCAAGCACTAAATGTTTTATACGTTTTGACGACCCTGATAATTGTATTCCTACAAACACAATCAACGACAATTTAGCTAATACGCAGTGATTTTAAACTTTAACAGTAAAAAAAGTATTCCCTGATTAAGTTTAAATATGTTTTATTTAGTGATGAGAGGATGAATTATCAAATTATTACTTAAAATATTCACTGTTTCTTCTTTTAGGAGAACTTAACTTTCTTTAGCAAATTTTATTGCTTAGATAGTTAATAAAAAATTGCCGCTATAATCAATTAGATTTAGCGACATAATTAAGTCATATTATTTTTAGCCAGAAACAGTTTTTTGAATTTATAAGTTAGTTATTTTTATATGTAAAAATTGATATGAAAAAAAATCTCCATCACTTGAATATGAAAATTTTATTAAAGTATTCCAGCTATCGTCTTTTAACTCAAAAGTTTTTATTTTTTCACTAAATTTATCATGATAGCCGTATTCTAGAAAGTGATTTTTATGTCCTTCAGATGCTAAAGATTTTAATTTTAAAAAATTTTTTGTTGCTTCTTTAGAATTTAATTCTGCTAAAGAGTTATTTAATTTTGCCACACAAGAATAAGCTTCTTCTTTTCCCGTGGAAAAAAAGAAATCCTTTATTTTTTCCCATAATGTTAATTGAATAGACGAATTATTTTTTTGTATTTCTCTAATATCGCCAATAGTTATCTTTTCTCTTATAAAAAAACCATTTCCAATAGATAAACTCATGATTAAATTCCTACTTATTCTCTGATGTTAAAATTATATTCTTCATAATTTAAAATAAATTAATTTTAATTAAAAAATTTGATACATAGGTACAGTATTACTGTATCTATGTTCTATTTAGTGAACAACCAAAATTGGTTTTTATTGTACTATTAACATCCTCTCCAAGATAAATAACAAGGATTTGCGGCGTTTTTTGGTAAAAGCAGCAACAACAAGTTATCAAAGAATTTAAATAGCTCTGCTTTATACAGATTGTCTTCATTCTTTAGGTAAATACAAAAGTATAGAAGAATATTAATTTAATATTTTCCCATTTTTTATTGCAAAAATATAAACTAATTAGTATATTTCACTTTGGTAAATTATATATGCACTAACAACAAAAAAGTAATACACAACTAAAATCCAAAATTTCAACTTAACTATAAGTAACCGTTAAATATATTACAGACACCTTTTTTATGATATCTTTTATATTAAAACATTTATCTTAATTGTTATAAATTAATTTAAAACTTGCTTTAACAGCATATAAATCCATTTAAGTATAGAGAAAATAAAATACTCAAAAAATTTTTATTGATAATAAAAAATTATCAACATCTAAATAATAAGTAATAAGTAATAAGTAATAAGTAATAAGTAATAAGTAATAAGTAATAAAGTCTTATAATACTTTAATTATTGATATCGCTTAAATATGTAGCATCACATACTATAATTAACAGCCACTATTAAATTTAATTGTGTAATTATGAAAATTTACATATAAATCATTATTATACGTCAATTGCAATAATGTTAGTTAATAAAATAAAATTGTTTCATAAAAAACATTTTTTATGATTAATTTTCATTAAAATAACATAATTATATAAATGGTGAATATATGCCAAAAGAAATATTGAATGTTTTTAATCATAATCAGTTCAGCATATCTGCCGCATTACAAAAAGAAAATGATATAGAAAATAAAAATATAAAACTAGGAGAACTAATCGGAGAAGGACTTCACGGGAAAACATATTTTGATGCCAATAATAAAAATTTCATATTAAAAAAACTATATAATTTAATTGATAGACATAGAACAGAATCCTGCGCCAGAGAAGAAGTAAACTGTTTTAATAAATATTACGGAGAAGGAGCTGCCGCGCTAATAGAAAGTGGTGATACATTTTATATTAGAATGTATAAAGTATCTGGAGTAACAATCACTAGCATTAAAGATAAAATATTTCCGCTGAGTGCACAGGAACGTTTTCAACATATGATCTGTGATTTAGGCGATAAAGAGATAATGCATGATGATTTACGCTGTAATAATATTCTATATGATAAAGAGACCGACCCATTTTATCCAATAGATTTTACTAACAAATATACAGAGTACTACTCTGGAGATAATGACACCAAAGACTCACTAGATGATAAAATAGAAATGATGTATGATTGGGCGCTTAAACATATTATTAATCACACATATTATTAAACTTACATGCTAACTTGGCAAAAATTAAAATAACCAACTATCAATCTCTCTGAGTATCAGCAATAGTAAAACGGCTCTCTCAGCGTTCTATAATATCAATTCAATTAACTTTCATATTAAAGTGTAAAATTACTGCCAACAACAATAAAACCTAACAATATCCAAACCATTAATATCCCTTTAAAACTAGGCGTTACATTCTTGCGACCTCTACCAATAGATTTAATTAAATTTTTTATTAGCTTTTTTCCATTCTGCACAAATAGCCAGCTGAAAAGTATTTTTGCAATTGATTAAAAATCAAGTGAGCACAGCGACTACTTTTGGATGAGGGTTGATTCTAACACTGCCTGGAGAGCCGCACTAAACCGAGCAGGTATAGAAAACTTTCGTTTTCACGATCTGAGACACACTTGGGCTAGCTGGTTAATTCAGTCAGGTGTTCCGCTTTCAGTATTACAAGAGATGGGAGGTTGGGAAAGTATTGAGATGGTAAGACGCTACGCACATTTAGCCCCTAATCATTTAACTGAGCATGCCCGTAAAATAGATACCATTTTTAGAGATAACGACACAAATACGACACAAGGAGTATTCAATGAAAAGATAATTAAATCGTAA